GTCTTTGTCTTTATATCCCATATATACCCAGATGCTACAACTAAAACAGGCTATACCCCAACCTATCCATTGAAATTCTGCTTGCCCTCCACTTAATAGAAAAGCACTTGCCATAGCTAAAATAAAACCTAACCAACGAAATCCATCAATGTCTTTATAGTATCTTATTTTCATATAGCTATTTATGGTAGCTCTGAGAAGATTCGAACTTCTGACCTTCCGAATATGAGTCGGATGCTCTAACCAACTGAGCTACAGAGCCACTTAGTGTAAGTGGTAGTCCCTAGGAGAATCGAACTCCTCTTTTCAGGATGAAAACCTGATGTCCTAACCGATAGACGAAGGGACCATGTGGCGCGAATGAAGGGACTCGAACCCTCGACATCCTGCGTGACAGGCAGGCACTCTAACCAACTGAGCTACATCCGCTTATTAGTTAGTATTATAAGTTATCTTTAAGTATTTGTCAACACCAAGATTCTTTTTTGTCACCGTAATATTCTCTAGCAAAGCCATTTTCAATAAGCATATATCTAAGACTTTTGCCGTCAATAATAATATCACCTAAAACTCTTCCACCAAACTTATCCCATTTAGCAATAGCTACTTGTAATGTTGTTGATGCATTTAATTGATCTTTAGTAAACTGTGAAGCTTTTTCTCCCCAAGCGGCTTCTCTTTCACATTCAGCTCTCCAACCTTTTTCAGGTGTGTCAACTCCATACACACGAATACTTAATTCTTGTTTTAAAGGTTCCGGTAAGAAGTCTGCTCTAAATGCTACTGTGTCACCATCAATTACTCTAGTTATTTCGTAATCGTATACTTTCATTTCTATTTCTTTTGCTATTGCTGGAGAATATAGTAAATGAAGTACTGTAAGTGCTGCCGATAGTGCTAATAAGATGTATATGTTTCTCATAAATTATTTCCTTTGTAGTATTTATACGTGGCGGAAGGGGAGAGATTCGAACTCTCGAATGAGTTGCCCCATTGCTGGTTTTCAAGACCAGTGCATTCAACCGCTCTGCCACCCTTCCGTTTGGCTCCTCGAGCTGGACTCGAACCAGCGACATACGGATTAACAGTCCGTTGTTCTACCAACTGAACTATCGAGGAATAATACTATGCTATTTATATACTAACTGGTTTAGCATTTATTTCCTGCTTACCTGAATAATCTTTAATGGCTGCTTTGATTGCATCTTCTGCTAAAACACTACAATGTATTTTAACTGGTGGTAATGCAAGCTCTTCAACTATTTGTGTATTTTTAATTTCTTTTGCTTGTTCTAGTGTTCTACCTTTAAGCATTGTTGTTACCATACTTGAACTAGCAATAGCACTACCACACCCATAAGTTTTAAACTTTGCATCTTCAATGATACCATTGTCATTTACTTTTATTTGTAAACGCATAACATCTCCACATGCTGGTGCTCCTACCATACCTGTACCTACGCCTTCTTCGTTTGGATCAAATTTGCCAACATTTCGTGGGTTTTCATAGTGATCTAACACTTTTTCTGAATATGCCATAATGCATATCTCCTATAATAATTTAGTAAATTTTGTATTATATAAACCTCGTTTACGTTTATACATTTTAACGTAATCGAGTAAAAACTTTTTCAATCTAAATGAGCTCATAATATCTAAATAATCTGTAATAACTGCTGGCTCATTAAACCATTCATCACCTACTACTAAGTGACTTACTTCGTTGTTAGCATATGAAAATAATGTCTCGTCTGATTTTGCATTTGTTAATTCTTCACGTTTTTGCGTAATTAATCTTTCGTGATCTTCTGGATCAGACATAACAACTTTGTTATTGTATTTATTTAAATTATCTGCTAAATCGTGATGTGCAAAATTTAACTGCCACATATATTTTAATTTTTTATCTTCCCATGCTTTTACAAAATCGTCATGATATTTTCCATACCATTCTTCACTCCATCCTTCAATTGATGAATGTTCTTCTGCCCATGCTTTAGTTTGTTCATGTACATCATCAACTGTTTCAATCCAAGCAAATGCATAATTTGTTATATAGAAAAATAACTGCTCGTCAATACTATTATCAACTAAAATAGTTTTATCTGCTTTAATAATATTATCTGGGTTAGCTAGATTTCCACTATAGTTGCTCCAAAGAATAGTATCAAAATCTTTTGTCATTTCTTCCATTTTTGCAAATGGGTCAATTAGTGTATTTTCAGTTTTATCTAATTCTGTAAAAGTAGAATTATACAAATTGTGATGTGGATGCATACCGTCTTCAATGACTATGCCTCCAATGTGGTTGTGTGCAGGTCTAAGATATCCATCAGTAAATGAATATACTTCTGGCCCTACATTAATTTCTTGAGAAAGCCACCAGTGTATCCCTGATGCACTTCCTAAGTTGTCTTGATATATTGCTATTTTCATAAAAAATATTCTCGTTAAATTTTGGTGGAGCATGAGGGAGTCGAACCCACGACCTCCTGAATGCAAATCAGGCGCTCTCCCAACTGAGCTAATGCCCCAAAATCTTATTCACTAAAGTATTTATGTAATACTTCTAAGTGATCATCATATTTTGCAATTAAACCAATTTGTTCTTCAACTGCTTCCATGACGTCTGGATGTTCACCAATTCCTACAGGCTGATTAAGATACACAAGGACATTCGCTTTGTGTTTAGCGATTTGTCCTTCTGCATGCTTCTTTAATGCTTCTAGTAATTCTTTTTTCATTATATGTCCTTTCGTGTAGTCCTATTGTTCTATATATTTAGTCTTGTTATAATTTTGTATTTCCTAATAAAGTCTTTTTCAACTCGGCAGTCCTATTGCCTTCTCCTATTGTTTAGTCTTCTTTGTTGGTGCCCTCGGAGAGACTCGAACTCTCACGTCTTGCGACACAGGTTCCTAAGACCTGCGTGTCTACCAATTCCACCACAAGGGCCTTAGTTTAAACTCCTTTAGAGCCAACTGGTTTACAGATATATTCTACTGTATCCCAATCTCCGTCTGTAGGTAGTTGTGCATGTTGAACAAGCATAGATTCACAAGATGGCTTTGATTCAAACCATTGTACATCTTGTTCAATACATGTACTACCAGAACAAACTGTTAGTAGTAAATGCCAAATAATTTCCATTATTCACTCCTGTAATGGTGCCGACACACAGACTCGAACTGCGGACCTACTGATTACAAATCAGTTGCTCTACCAACTGAGCTATGCCGGCGTATTATTAAGTACGCTTTTATTTATCAGCTACAAACTGATTCTTTTACTTGTACAAGAACTGGTAGTATATCTACACCAATTTTTTGTTGTACATCATCTGTCCAAGGATCTAACAATGGTTCTTGTTTTATTTCTGATAACATATCCATTATTTCGGACTTATCAAGTCCTTCTAGTGTAGCCGTATACAGATCGTCAAATGCAGAACCCATTACTGTAGTTCCGGAAACATCTGCTTTACGTAGTTCCTTACTATTACTTTTGTGTCATTATCAACGCTTTCAGTAGTTACTGTAGTACCTTTAATCTTAACTTCTTCTTTTGCTAATTGTAGCAATTCGCGTTTGTTAAGCTTCTGTACAGTTGTTAAATCTACAACATTACTAGTAAGAGCACTAATCACATAATTACTTACATCTTGTTCACTCATTGGAACTTCAATTTTTGCTTTTATGCGTTTCACCCCGTCTTTATATTCTGTTGCTCTCATATTCTTTTACCATAATTGTATTTCTATTAGCCTTTACTTTTACTTCTATTAGTTACTAATATACTAGTAAGATGAACTTTTGTCAACCAAGAAATGTTATTTTTTAGTGTTTTTTATAGATTATTTAAAGATTCTAGTAAATTATGGGGTTTGTTGGAATTGTGATGGTACTAACTGTACCCATGTTGTTCCATTCCACCCTTCAAACATAGCCGTATCTGTATTAAAAAAGAATTGCCCAGGTACTGGACTACTAGGTCTTTGTGATGTAGTACCATTTTCTGCAATAGCAGGTGTTCCTGGTGTTCCTGCTGGTCCTGTTGCACCCGCTGGTCCTGTTGCACCTGTTGCACCTGTTGCACCAGTTGGTCCTTGTGGTCCTGTTGCACCTTGTGGTCCTGTTGCACCTTGTGGTCCTGTTGCACCATCTTGACCATCTTGTCCATTTACTCCATTTGTACCATTTTGTCCATCTACTCCGTTAGCACCGGCTGGTCCTGCTGGTCCTTGTGGGCCAGTTGGGCCTTGTGGGCCAGTTGGTCCAGTTGTACCTGATCCTGAAGAATTACTACTTGCCGGTGTTTCTGCATTTAAGTTTGTAGTTGTTGCTGGAGGTGATGTTACTTTTGTTCCTGTTTCTGACAATCCTGTCATACCAGGTTGTTCTTGTGGAATTCTAGGACTTCCAGAACTTGTTGTTTGTACTGTTTGTGTATTACGCTCAGTGTAACCTATTACTCTATTACAATGATCGTATATTGGTTCTCTTTCAGATAATGGTACAGTTGGATCACCATCATTTTCTAATCTATTTAACATTTCAGGTTCTAATAGATAATGAAATATATTATTTCCATCTTCATCTACTGCATAACCTTTAAGGCTGTTATAAGTTGATTGTAAATTACTTGCATACTGTTGACTTTTTGCTAGTGTCATGTTATCCATGTCAACTGCAACACCAACACCTGTGTTAGTTCTTTCTTGTGGAGCAAACATACTACCACCTTGACCACCAGGTTCTGTTCCTGCAAAATTATTTTCAAATTCTATTAAGTTAGAAATATCATTCTTAAATGCGTTTAAATCACTAATAATGTTATTTTTAACTGCATCAGGTAAATTAGCTAAGTTATCAAATTGAGCTCCTAGCTTTTGTAACAATCCACCTGTAAACAAGTTTGGATTAAATTTACCATCTGTGCCAATACATCCACCAATATCGCTATCTGCCATTTGGCCTAATGTATCTAATATATCTTTACCTGCACCTGTGAAACTTCCCATTGCGTCTTTTAATACATTTGGAATAGCACGTGGAACAACTGGTGTACCACAGAAGTTAATCATATTAGCAATAGCCGCAAATTCTGCTATGGCTGCATTTAATCTTCCTAGTGCATTATCAATGTTAGTGTGTGCAATAAAATCGTCAAGTGCATTTTCTGCTTCTTGTAAAGCATCTCTCAAATCTTCTAAACCAGCAGGAATCTCAGGTATTAGTCTACCTATATTAACCTTTAAGCATATTTGCAAATTTGGGAGTTTTATGCCGTTTCCGGCCAATATACTACAAATGATTTCTTTCAAGCTGTACGCTTGTGTTTGAGCTGTTATAGTACCATTATTTAGGTCTATATCAGCACCAGTAGGAATATCAACAGTAGTCCTATTGATATAATCACTTGCGTCTTTTAAGCCATCTACAAAATCGTTTGCCATTATTATTGTCCTATGTACACATCAGGACTACCTGAACTAGCATCCGGTCCACAATGTGGAGGAATAGGGCAGAGATTGTCTGCTCCAGCTGGATTACCATTAAGTACAACTAGTTTACCACCTACAAACACATTTTTGCATATAGCACCAAGGCTTCCGCCTCCATGGCTGTTTGGATCACCATCTACGCTAATAGGTTGGTTATTAACATGAACATTCTGGTATGCTTGTGCATTTGTACTTGCACCGCATAATCTTGAATCTCCGTTTCTATGTACTTGAGGCATTTGCTACTGTTAATCCTGTACTTTGTTTAATATACATATCACTAGCATCTTTTGCTGATTTAACTATGCATATAATACTATTTATCTTTAATTTGATCTTAGTATCTGGACTAACTGTAAACATATATGGTGCTAACGCCATCCCATTTTGGGCGGCAATTAGAATGTATGGTTTTGATACGATTGCTGTTTTATCGTTTTCTTCTTCTAAACGTGCGATCATTTCTTCACCTGAAGAAAGTTTAATACTTACTACATCGCCTACAACGTATGGTGTTTCAATTAACATAATTTATACTCCGGTTGAATGCCCTGTACCATTGTATCCTGTATCTTCAATGTATTGGACAAGTTGCTCATAGCCGCCAACTTTGTTGCCGCCTACAATTATTTGTGGGAATGTTCTAGCAGTTGGAAACTCCTCGAACAATTGTTCTCTGGTGAAATCTACATCAAGTTGCTTATACTCGAAGTTGTACCCACGTGATTCACATAACTGTTTTGCCTTAACACAGTAAGGACAAGCTGGTTTTCCGTAAATTGTAATCATTATAAACTCATTCCTGAAAATGTATCTTCTGATACGTCTTTTTTTACACCACCAATAACATAAGAACTAATCTCTGTCTCTTGTGGTGCTACCTGTACTTCTGCTCCGCTAATCCATTTTGCTGTCCATGGTAGTGGGTTAGCTTGAGGTGTTGAGTACGGACATTTCATTCCTAATGCAGTCATACGTTTACAACAAATCCATTCAATATAATCATGTAACAATTGTGCATTTAGACCAATCATACTACCATCTTTAAACAAATAATCAGCCCATTCTTTTTCTTGCTCTACTGCGGCTACAAACATATCAGTAACTTCTTGTTTACATTCTTCTGCAATATTAGCAAAGTCTTTATCTTCTTTTGTTAGAACTTTTGAAAGTAAATATTGTGTACTTGCTAAATGCACATTCTCATCACGTGCAATAAATTTAATAATTTTAGCATTACCTTCCATTTTCTTAAGTTCTGCAAATGCCCACGAACAAGCAAACGAAACATAGAATCTAATTCCTTCTAATACGTTAACACTGTTTGCACACATCCAAATCTTTTTCTTCAAATCATACTCATTTATTTCAATAGTTTTTCCATTTACTTTGTGAGTACCTACTCCTAATAATTGATAGTACTGTGAATATTCAATAAGATCATTATAGTATCTAGATATATCATCTGCACATTCAACAATTTCTTTACTATCTGCTAGTTCATCAAAAATTAAAGTAGGGTTATTATAAATGTTACGAATAATATGTGTATAACTACGTGAATGAATTGTTTCACTAAAAGTCCATGTCATAATCCAGTTTTCTAATTCCGGTAAACTTGTAATAGGACCAAATGCTTCTACTGGTGCTCTACCTTGTACACTATCTAATAGAATCTGACGTTTTAGATTACTTGTAAATATATGTTGTTCGTGTTCAGTAAGATCTTTAAAATCTTTTGAATCTTTGCTTACATCAACTTCTTCTGGTCTCCAAAAAAAGCCTAATTGTTTATCAGTTAGTTTATCAAACTGTTTATATTTTACAGTATCATAACGCTGAAAACCTAAATCACCATCAAGAAATGCATTGGCTTCAGTATGATATTTTTCGTTTTTTACATTTAATATTGACATGTTGTTTTCTTTCCTAAATTACACAACTCTCGCAGTAGTCATCATATTCTTCGTCTGAATCGAATTCTTCTCTACCAAGCATCTGCTCGGCATTTTTCTTATCAAAGTCAATTTCTCCTTGACCATCATAAGTGTTAAAGTAATACAATTGTTTACCGCCATACTTGTAAAACATTACAAGGTGCTGTAACATTGTACTCATTGGAATTTTTTCTTCTTCATAAAATTCCGGATTATAACTTGTATTAACACTGATGCCTTGATCAATGTATTTTTGTAATACAGCCATAATTTTTAAATAACCTTCTGGACTCTTTTGAGACCATAACAGATCGTATTTATTCTTTAACCTAGGATAACCAGGCACAACCTGTTTCAAAACCCCATGTTTGCTTTGCTTAACACTTACAAAGGCACGTGGCGGTTCAATACCGTTAGTACTGTTACTAATTTGTGCTGAAGTTTCAGCAGGCATAAGTGCCATTAGTGTACTATTACGAATACCTGTTTTTTGTAATTGTTTACGCAGACTTTTCCACGGCATACGTTCTTTATGTGGTACTAATTCATCTAATTCTTTTTTGTATGTCATATTAGGTGTAATACCTTGTCCATACTTTGTTTCGTTTATTCCTGATATATTACCTTTGTCAACTGCTAAATCTGCACTTGCTTTAATTAGATAATAACTCCATGCTTCTGCCCATGTATCAATTAATGCTAGGCCTTTTTTATCAATATCTTGATAGTTTAAATCATTCTTAGCTAACCAAAAAGCAAAGTTAATAATACCAATACCTAATGGACGTCTTTTCATTGTGCTAAGTTCTGCCGCTAATACTGGATAGTTTTGATAATCTAATAGCTCATCTAACCCACGTACTGCTAATCTACATATACGTTCAAAGTCATCTGGAGATCTAACGTTACCCCAATTAATAGCACTCAATGTACATAAACTAATTTCACCTTCTTCATCATTAAACGAAGAAAGAGGTTTAGTAGGTAAATTAATTTCACAACATAAGTTACTCTGTTTTACTGGTGCAACATCTTCTAAAAATGCACCATGTGTATTAGCATGATCTACATTTTGTAAATAAATTCTTCCTGTATTTTTACGTTCTTCCATAAACATACCAAATAATTCAGATGCTGGAATAACTTTTTTTCTAGTAACTTTTTTTTCAGCCTCTTCGTATAATTCTTTAAATTTATCTTGGTCATTAAAAAATGCATCATATAAACCAGGAACATCACTAGGCGAGAATAATGTAATATCTTTGCCTGTAAGTAAACGTTCGTACATAAGTTTGTTAAACTGAATTCCATAATCCATGTGCCTAACTCTGTTGTCTTCTGTACCTTTGTTATTTTTTAAAACAAGTAATTCTTCAGCTTCTAGATGCCAAATTGGATAGTATAATGTTGCGGCTCCGCCACGTACACCGCCTTGGCTACATGATTTAACTGCACTTTGAAATAGTTTATAAAATGGAATAACACCTGTATGTGTTGCATCACCACGTCTAATAGGACTACCAATGGCACGAATAGAACCTGCACCAATACCAATACCTGCTTTCTGAGAAACATATTTTACAATGCTACTTGATGTAGCATTAATGCTATCAAGACTATCGTCGGTTTCAATAAGCACACAACTAGAAAATTGTCGTTGTGGTGTACGTAATCCTGCCATAATAGGAGTAGGTAAACTAATATCAAAATTACTAATAGCATCGTAATATTCTTTTACATATCTTAAACGTGTATCAGTAGGGTAATTTGAAAATAATGTTGCCGCAATCATCATATATGCAATCTGCGGTGTTTCAAATATTTGTCCTGTTACTCTGTTTTGTGCAAGATATTTACCTCTGAATTGCTCCATACCTACATATGAAATATTCTCATCACGGTCGTGTTTGATATAACTGTTTAATTGATCAATTTCTTCATCACTATAAACAGAAAAAAAACTTTCGTCGTAAATTCCTAGGTCAACATTTTTACGAGCTATATCTCGTAAATGATCTGGGTTAAATGATCCATATACATTTTTTCTTAAATGATAATTGATTAGCCTACCTGCAACCCATTGATAATTAGGTGTTTGTTCACTAATTAAATCAGATGCTGCTTTGATAAGAGTTTCTTGAATATTTGCAGACTCAATGCCATCGTAAAATTGTAAATGGCTTTTAATTTCTACTTCACTAGCACTAACACCAGTAATTCCTTCACATGCGTAAAATACAACTTTGTGCATTTTTTCTAAATCAAGTACTTCTGTAGTACCATCTCTTTTTGTAATTGATATTGTGTCTTTGCTCATGTTCGTCCGATCTCTTTTTAAATAGTCATGTATTTAACTAACGTTAAGTATCAATAACTATTTGCTTAATGTACTAACATCTATGTCCTTTAGTACATTCATGTTTTCGATTAGTTTTATGTTGTCTATACTATCGTAATTATAGTTTAAAACATATGTATTGTCAACTAAAACTATTAATTTTATTTCACTTTGTTCTACACTCTGTACTAGTAATATCCTACATGGAATACCACTATAATGCAGTGTGTATGCAATACCCAACGATACAACGTTCTCGTCATATTCATTGGCGTGAAGAAGATCCCATGGATTTGGCCAGGTATCTTCATTGTATGGATCTACAACCCTAACGCTAATTGGAGCGTATCTCCAAAACTCAACGACTACGCCAAGTTTGGCAGGTAATTTATCTAGTTCTTCGATTTCTTTCCTAAGATTTCTCCAAGTTCGAAGTCTAGATTTTACTGGTAGTTGCCATACATCTTTCATTTAATTTAACAGGATAAGAAAGCAAGGTCTTGTATGCTACGAAATGTAATTGACATGTTTCTTGTTTGTTCCTTGTATTAATATATTTATGATAGTTTGTAGAATTTTTCTAATCTTTGTGCCCATTTTATTTCCCATTTTGAGAATTCATCTGGGCCGCACTCAAATAGTTGCCATTCGCAATTTCTGCTACACATAAAAATAGCAATACGATCAATTGTGGTATTGTACATTTCATTATGAGCTGTTGCATAAGCGGCACCTTGCAAAAAATAATCTTCAATCCATTCACGTTTTTTAGGTTTATTAGTCTGTTTAAAGTCCATAATTGTTGGATGTCCTTTATAAACACCTACTAAGTCTGTAGTACCTGCATACAAATTAGCGGCACACAAATTAACTTCAGAGCCCCATACTTCATCTAAATCTGATTCAACATTTTGTTTTACAACCTCTGCCATTTGTTTTGCTTGTTTATGTACAATATTATTTCCTGGGTTATATTCTTCATTTTTAACCCAATATTCTAATATATTATGCATTACTGTTCCAACATTGGCTGCTTCAGTAACAATACGTTGTGCTTCTGCATCTCCTACACGCTTTTTCCAATTAGCAAGACCTGCACGTTTTTCTGCAGACTGCGTTGCACCTAATATAGTTGTAACACTAGGTACTGGATCGCCGTAAGGATTTTCATATAGACGTTTGCCGTCTATACTTTTTCGTTTTAATTCTTTATATGGATATGGACTTTTAATCTTTAGCATGAGTTAATTGTACTACCTTTATGACAAGATGTCAATGATTTCTTTGGTTAAAATAAAATTATTTAGAACCCATGTGTTGCCAAGCAACGACCAATGATTATCATCAGGTGCTACTGTTATTCCGCAATTATATGCTGCCACCATATGAGAATTAACATCTTTATCAAATATCTTTTTTCCATCGGGTACAAATTGTTCATATAATTCAACTTCTGCCGTACGTAACTCTGGATTATCTACCATGCGTAATAATTCTAATTTAAAAATATGTTTAAAATTATATAATTTATCTAAATTATCATACCATTTGTCATTCCAAGAATGATATACCTCTGATATACTTTTACGTTCTAATGATTGATTAATATTAGATTCTATGCTTTTTGGATAATTATTTGCCATAGTAAATATTGAAGATTTTCTATGAATTGAATACCAAACATGTGGAGGACCGTCTAATGTTATATAATTATTATCAATTATATTTTCTTGAAATTCAAAATTACCAATGCTACCAAATTCAGTTACTCGTTGCTTAAATGTTCTATTAGTAAAAATAATATCAATTCCACGTAATTTTGCATCTAAGAAACACCATTCATAATAATCGTGTCCACGACCGCCGGTTGCATAATTATAATATTGATGTTGTGGGAATTTTTGTGCTAGTTGATAAGTCCAACTATTTTTTTCTACGCCTGTTTGCCAATATGCTGAAAAGCTATCGCCTATGAAGGCAATCTTTTTGCCTACCAATAAATGTACCATTTTAATGTTTTTCCGGTTGTAGCATTTGATAATCTTTCAATTTTATATCCTAAATTTTGAAAGTGTTTGATTACTGTTTCCATTTGGTTTTGTAATCCTCTATCAGTTGCTGTACCTTGCCATACATTAAAATAATTAACACTTGTTGGGTTTGTTATACTATATGTTCCTGCTGTAAAGCCTAATGCAGTATTTGCTGTTCCTGCACCTATATCATATGTCCATGTTGATCCAGATGCTTCTATTGTTAATACTAGGTATCCTGCATCTTTACTGGCTGTTATGCCAGTTACTGCAGCATCATTAATATCTGCTACTATGGCATTAATACTTGTTCCTGAAGTTCCTAAAGTAATTGTTACTGAATTAATTATTAGGGTATCGCCAACAGTGATTGTGGGGTTGTTTTGGGTACCCATTTTAATAGTACTAGGTGATGAGTCAGTCATTGTAGTACCATCGTCTACATAACCTTCAAACTTACCTGCCGCACTTTGCGTAATAACTTCTTCCATAATTGATTGAGTTTCTTTATACACAATCATATCTTGTGAAGCTTTAGCTCTTGCTTGAGCTGCATTTAGTCCTACACTCATTTATCTAACTCTTTTTTTACTTGCTTCTTAGCCATATTCTTTACTTGCTTTTTATCCTTTTCTGGATCTACTTTATTCATATTGCTAGCACCCATGCTAGCCGTATTAAAATACACTATGCCATCTTTAATATTATTAACAATTGGTAGATTTTGTATTTCATCAAATAGCGACTGACTATCTGCATCAATTCCCATCGCCACTAGTTCTTTAACTAGCGAGTCAAGAGGAATACTCTCAACGCCTTCGCTACTTAGTATCGATAGTAGATCAATAACTTTTGAATCTACTTGCGAGATTTCAAATAGATCAGCGTATCTCATGGGCCTACTTCTTCAATGCCGCAAATGCTTGTTTTAATATTGCTGAATTAACTTTGCCGTCTGCTTGTGCTTCTTTTACCATACGTAGTGCGTTTAGATATGCGTCTTCTTTCATCTCTCTGCCATCTTCGTCTGTTTCTGCACTTGCTGCATCAGCACCTTCAAAATCATCGCCTGCTGGTTCTGTAACTGGTGCGTCCATACCTGCGTCCATTTCTGGTTCTGCTGGTGTGTCCATTCCTGTATCCATTGACATATCTGTTTCTGGTGCTTGGCCTTGAGCTACTAAAACTGCATCAGCAACTTGCTGATTAGCTGTCTTAACTGCTTCAAGTGCTGAACTAATTGCTGTTTCTGCAGATGTGTTAAATGCATCTGCTTCTGCTACACCAACTTCTTCTTTCATTGCGTTAGTGATGCTCATTAATTCTTCTACTTGCATGCTAGCTAAATTTTCAGCCATTTTTTGTAGATCGTCTGCCATTTGTTTTGCGGCTAGCAGTACTTCAGCTTGGTCTAATTCGCTTTCCATTACTGGGTTCTTTGCCATAACTGTGTTTATACCTTCTAATACTAGCAATAACTTCTGATATTGCTTATCGTTAACTTCAACACCACTTTCTTTTAGTGTGTTGATCTTTTTTTCAGTAACTGACTTAACCTTGGTTAATTTTGCATTACCTGCACCAAAGTCAAATTGCATACCAAAAACTTCTTTAAGAACGTTATCTAACTTTGTTAGACTGTTCACTTGTAATTGTTTTAATTCCATGTTCTTTACCCCACTAGGTTTTTTATATTATATTGTATTTATGCTTAAAGGCTAGTTTTGATTTGATTTTTGATAGATTTCATCTTTTGTAGAGCAGATCCTTGCTTTGCCATGGCAATATCTACCTTACTTGACTCAGTTAATGTCTTACATTTCAATTTAAACGTTGCTGCCTCGGCTAATGCACTAGCATACCTATTATCTAGGTCCAATAATTTTTCAACCTTTGTGTCTTTTCCAAATAATAATCCTTTTACTATACCCATAGCTGTCTCAAACAATGCAATTTGACTATATACAGTTTCGTTGCCCTGTTTAATATTATAGAATGTTTTTGACATGCCTGGTACTAATGTTGACTTTTCTAATACAACTTCAAAATCTCCTACTTTTACAGTATTACCTTTTTTAGTAACTGCTGATAATGTTATATCTTCATGTGATTCTTGAATAACTTCTTCAGTTGCTTTTGTTGTTGCTTCGTCTAATTTTTGTAGTATTTTTAACATACCTTCAGCATCTTTACTCACGCCTGCAAGTGCTTGGCCTGATTTTTTCATTTCTTTTAATTGTTTTACAGATTTCTTTTCTGATGCTTCATTAAGTTTATTAATGATATCCATCATTCCTTGTGTTTCTGGTGTTGGCATTATAAGCTCCCTTTCATTCGTTCAAAATATACTTTATTATTCTCCACTATTTTTTTAACAATATTTTTGTTAACTAGGTTTTGAATTAGGTAAACTTCACGTTCAGATAAATCTTCTTTACATGTACGCTCTAATAAATTTTCGTACATTTCGCATTCGTGAAGTGATAAAAATGTTGGGATTCCGCCTGGGGTTTCAATGCTTTTCATTATGCTATCCCGGCTGCCTTTTTTAGGCGTTCAATTTCTTGTGCGTTATATGCTGACTGGTTACTGTTTTGTGCAATGCCTTGTGCGTTTTGATCTCTTTGAACATCATCTGGATCTGCATTAGTTGGCATTCTGCTTGCACCTTGTCCAGTAGCTTGTTTATTGCTGCCGGCTACTGTTCTGTTTGATCTTGTTGAATCTCTATTCGCATCTTGGTTTGAAATATTTGCTCTACGTTGAGCATTAGATTGTTTAGTAGTATCAGATTTAACTGAACTTGCTGTTGCTTGCATTGTTTTTATAGTACCGTATCCTGCTTCATCTAAAGCTCTCCATTCATCATAAGAAATATAAATGTCTGTGTCTGGGTCATAGTATGATCCTTCTTTAGGATCGTAATACACTACTTTACCACTTTTAGTCTGAAACGGACCTTCTAGTCCATCACGCTCTTGATATTTTTCTCTATCAATATCAGGCATAATATGATAGCCTTCGCTTACTGAACTTAAATCAATAATTTCTGAAAACTTATCTCCATCTTCAGATTTCATAGCACTTAAAAGTTTTAAGGTTTCTGAAAATGATAATCCTTTTAGTTGACTAACAACTTGTTCTTTTGTTAGTTCCATACCAAATTTAACATTGGCAAAATCAATTACTGTATCAATTGTACTGTTATTTAAAATATTCATCCTCTTGCCTTATTTAACCTTGCTACAATACGACTAGCTGGACTTAGTCTTTTAGTCCTTTGTGCTTTCTTATTCATTCTAGCACCCTTAGCCGCTTTTGTTCTTTTTAAAATAAATCTCTTCTTAAGATTTATTGGTGCAGCACACTGGCTTGGATTAGCCACTACTCTGCCTTTTCGTGGTCCTACTGTACAACGAAATTTTCGTGTAACTGAATTTCCACGTTTTGCAAAAACTACTTTAGCTTCAGTAACGATTGTATTGTATGCTTCGTTTAGCAACATTTATCTATTGTCCTAGTAGCGGTGTAACCGTTTGCAAATTTAATAATAATAACACTACCGTAGAAAGCAATCCTGCAATAACCGTGGCAGCGGCACCTATAACTAGCTTATTACTAGATAGTGTACTAGCAGTTTGTTTTTCTGCCATTTTACTCATAGTATCTGTTAATGAGTCTACTTTAGACTCAAGTCTATTTAATTTTTCTTCTAACACGCGATATCTCTCTGCACATAAATCTACATGTGCTTCTAGATTTTCACGCTCAAGTCTTGACTGGTTCATTGCCATATTTTGCTCTCGCAATCTTTAGCAGCGTCTTATAGAGCTGATTTAGTATGTATATTCGTTATACATATGTATTTATATGTTTTGACGGTAATTAAAGTACGTGTTTTTGTTATTACTTGTCGTATCTATAATTTCAGGATTAATATTTGCTGTTTCATCAAGTATTGTATGAATAGGCATTTTATCAAAATCCTGTTCTAGCATATAAACATTATTTGAATCTTTTTTCCAAGCATCTGCTGTCTCACTAGCAAACTTTAAAACCCAAACATCTTGTATTCCGGAATAATTAGATCCAAAATTATAGTTGCTTAAATCTTGTGCATCTAAAAAAGTAACACTGCTTAACACAGGTTGCGATCTTAAACTAATGCTTTGAATAAAAGTATTCAAATTTTGGGCTTGAAAATATCCTTTATCACTTATTTTAGGACTAACTACGCCCGAATCCGTAATATCTATTAATGTATACACTATATAGAAATCAGTGGATCCAGTTAAAACCTCAGTAGGTCTACTTACACCCATTATTACATGCCTGTAAGTTTACCAGCAGTATAACCTGCTGCAAACGCTGCTGCACCACGTGCAATACGTTTTCCAATACTCTTTTTCTCAGGACTTGATAATTGTAAGCCTGCGTCTTTTGAATAATTTGAAAATATTGGATTTAAATCACTGCGTCTGGCATTTAATCTAAAATGCTTATTAATTTGTGTTGCCGCTAGTTGTTGTTGATTTGATGTTAGGTTATTCCAATCTCCAACTAAACGTCTTGCCGCTCTTAGTTTAGGATCTTGTATTGCTAAATCTTTTTCTAATTTATAGAAAAATGCTTGTGCTTGTCCTGGATTAACTTTACCAGTTTCAAGTTGTTTCATAAACATTCTTATTTTACGTTGATCAACATTAACTTTATTGAGTAGTAATTTATCTGCTTCACTATCTACTAAGCCTTCAGGCTTTAATATTGTATGTAAAGATTGATACAAGTCAGTTCCACTTGGACTTGGTCTATTAAAATTTCCAAATCTATTTGTATCTTTTGCATATTTTTTTGCAATAGGTGCATACTTGTAATCATTTGACATTGCGTATAAACTCATCATACTTACAAAAAAATGATCTGTTAATGTTCTTGCACCTGAACTTGAAATTTGATTTCTTGTTTTGAACATACGTGCTTCTCCTAGTGATTGCATAAATGTTAATCCTTTACTAGACTCATCTTCGTACATTTCATGTCCGCCTTGCATTGCGGCATATTGTTGTAGTGTATATTTTTTATCAGTCATTATTTTTTTCTACTCTCTTTAACTTCTGTACATTTGTCAGTTGCATATGTTTTAAACCAACGTGGAGCAAACGCATGAATAAAACATGCATAAGCCGCTTTTTCTAATTGCCAAGAAGCCCACATTGCATGCTTAAAATGTTGCCAACGTGTTTCTCCTACTTCTTCTAAATGTAATTTACATTGCTTACTGTACATTTAATTATTCCTTGCCATGTTAGCCGCTGTAAAGCCTGCTCTGTTTACAAGTTTAACATCCTTGTCAACTACATAACCTTCTCCGCCTCTTTCGCCTGCTGTAAATGCTTCTACATCTGCGTCTTGTGCATCTAAGGTTTTAATAACTGTATTCTTAACTTTTTTAATTCCTTTAATAAAATTAAAAGTTGCATTAAAGCCATCTATGTTACTATTTATATAGTCCATAAGACGTGCTTGTTTTGGTGCTGATAACTTGCTATTTTTTACATAATCACCAAAAGAAGGACCTAAGTTATCTAAGTTACCTTGTTTAACGCTATTATTAATATAAGCATAAAGTATCTTTCCAAAGTCTGCCATTTTTAATTCTGCTGGCACATTAAACAATTTATCTATTGCTTGTGCATTTTTATCTAAATAATTTTCTAATTCATCAACTGCTGGAATATCTACACCTGGTGATTTTTGTACCATAACTGGAGGCATTATATATGTTGCTCCACCTTGGAATTGTGACATATCAACATTGCTTTTTTGTCCATCTGCATCAACTGCCATGTGTACTACAACACCTACATCACTGTCTGCTATCTTTTTACCTACTTCGCTGTCTACTTTAACTTGATATGTTGTTGTATTAGGAGTAAACGTAAACTTGTTATCTTTTACTTGCGGTGTACTAAACCAAAGTAAATCACCCATTACGTATCCTCTAAAATCAGTAGGTACAGTACTTTCTACTTTTGACCATATGCTGGCCATTTTACCTGCAAACTTTTTATAGTTAGATGCTTTAGTAGCATCGGGATTACTTGCACCAGGACGATTCATTAACATACTTTGTAATGCTTCTGCTGATGTTGGTCTTCCATCATACCCTTTGGCAGTAAATCCACTTTTATCAGTAAGTATGAATTCACCTTTTTCGTTTCTACCAAACATAACAGCCGGTGAGCCGTCCCATTTAATAGTTACTGTATTTGGTTGTTTCTCAACTTGATGTAAAGTAGCGATTGCTTTTTTTGCGCCTGCTGTCCCATCCCATAAAATTAGGTCTTCTAGATGTTGAATTCTAGCACCACCTGCATCTTCTGATAATTTATTTGGGTCAGATTTAAATAAACTTTTTTGAATAAGTCTATGGAACCTAGAATTTCTAGGTTTACGCTTTTTTGTTCCTACAATATCGCTTACTTTCATTTTGGACCTCTGATCTTTTTAACTCCACGATTGAAACGTTCTACATCTCTATTCTTAATACTTAGCATAATACGCTTAGTTAAGTCCTGAGCTGTTTCTTTATCATAATTAGAGTCAATCATCTCAAGTATATTGATAATACTACTTATAGCATTATTACCTTTGCTTTCCAAGATGCTGATCTTGTCTTTTCTAGGTGCTAACGAGTTAATTTCTTCTAAAAGACTACGAGTACGTTTCTTCATGTATATTCTCCGAATAAGTTCAACTTATTGTAGTATTTATCTAACTATTACTTCTTTTTAACATACTGCGAAGTTTATCATGTCCCGAAATAGTGTTTTCAACTACACTATTTTCAGCAATATTCTTCTCTTGATGTGATATTTTATTCTGTGCTTTAATCTTTTCAAACATAGCACTAGGTTGATTCATAGTAGATCCTGCTTCATCATCATCTAAGTCTTCAATACGCAAGCCTGATATATCAAATTTTAAATCAACTTTTTGTCCTACTCCACTACTACTTCTAGTTTTCATAAATTGTACTTGATAACGTCCACGTTCACGCATTGCTTGGCTTGTAAATATACCAATAACGTTATCAGCAGTTTGAATCTTACTCAAACCACCTGCAATGTGAGAATGATCAAATTCTACTTCTTCTACTGCCGCTCTATTTAACTGTGATGCTGTAGCAAACAGTAAATCATGCTCTACTGCAAAGTTACGTAACTCTTCTGATACAAATTTATCTTTAATAAACAAGTCACTTGGATTAACTTTGTTTTGTGCTGGCATCATTAAGTCTAAATAATCTATGCAAATTGCATCAACTTTAATATCGTTCTTAACTTCATATTCACGTAAGTAACTAGTAATCGCATTAATTGTAATACCATTAGGTAATTGTACAATTTGTAATTTACCTGCATTTTTACCTTGCATACGTACTTTTAAATCTACATCATCTGCATTTTTAAATACATCACGTGTATTCATTCCAGTTAACATACTATCTAAACGCATACTACATAATTCTTCACTAAGCTCTAAACTTACATATACAACATTTAATCCTGCTAATGCCCAGTTTAATCCTAAATTTTGTAAGAATAAACTCTTACCACCGCCTGATGGTGCAGCAAATATATTCAATTCACCTCTATTAAATCCACCATATAATTTTTTATCAATTTCTGCCCAACCTGTGCTTGTACCTCCACGTTGATTACGAACACGTTCAATACGTTCTGCTGGCGATTCCCAATAATCTGTTCCCATATGCTTTGCTAGTCCAATTTGAACTGCTTCTTTTACCATACGCTCTACTGGTCCGTATTCACCTTTTTCTAGTAAATCAGCACTTTTTAAAATTGCACTTTCTAGTGCCTTATGTTTACAAAATATTTCAAACTCATCAATAAACCATTGCTTATGTCTATCATCTACATCTTTAAGTTCTTGTAATTCTAATCCTGTTGTTGCAAGTATTTGTTCTAGTGTAGGTAATGCACTATATCCTACTGCATGCTCTTGTATAAATTCTACACCTTTACGCAATTCTCTATCAAAATATTGTGGATCTAAAATACCATTTACTCTAGCAAATAAATCTTTATCTTGTGCTAAAAATTCCACAAACAATCTTTGTAAGTCTACATTATATTCTTTTACTTGTTCATTCATTTGCAATACTTTCTCATCATTAATTCAATTTTTGTTTTATTACTTTCAGCACTTTCTATAATACTTGTTATTGTATACAATCTTCCGTATTTTGTCAAGGCATCACTTGCATCTTTACAGTCTTTCCATTCAGGAAATGCTACACTCCAACCATGTTTTATAGCCGCTTTGCACATTAATTTACCAGCTTCATCAGCATCAGGTAATATTATAATTTGTTTCTCTAAACTATGTAATATATCTGCTTGTTCTTCATTTATATTATTACTACCAATTGCACAACCATCTGTTACAATAGCATCAAGTTGTCCTTCTGATACAATAACTATTTGCTTATCTCTTGTTTGTTTATCTAATCCATATACAAAATCTTTTTTAGGTTGCTGATTATAATACTTAGGCATTCCATCTGGTATATTATCACCGGCCCATCTAGCAGTATATCCAACTACTTTATTTTTATATGTAAATGGTAAAATAAATCTCTTATTTACTCTGCCATGTTGTTTACTAGGACTCCACATAAATCTTGAATCAGTTATATCAAATCCCCTATTTGTCAAATATGTAGCTGCTTCAGTCCAATCAACATCTGGTTCTTTAAATTCCATAAATGGTCTAGCATCTTCTGGTAATTGTTTTTCATCCCAATCAATAACTAAGTTTTTACGTTTCTCAGTTTTTATTAATAATGTAGCTACATCTTGCTCACGCAATAATTCTAATTGTATACGTTGAATATCATTTTCGTCGCCACCAAGTGTTACTAACAAATTTTTTAATCTTGTTGTAATTTTACTCTGTGGACTCCATCCTGTTTTATAATTGCAGTTAAAACAATTATATTGAAATTTTTCTTCATCAAATAAGAATCCGCCTCTACCTTTTGTATCTGGTCTGCTTTGGCCATTACGTACACACATCGGACAGTTACCGCTAATCCAGCCACTAGGACTAGATCGCCAATTAACCGGAACCAGAGTTCTAACGTAATCATTCATTAATGTCATGTGTATATATTACACTCTAACTATAACTTTGTCAAGTGTTCCTGCAGGTTGAGTGTGCTTTGATCTTATATATTTAACATTTGTACGGAAAGTCCAAGGATCTATGCCTGTGTGTCCGTTGTATGGATAAAATGGCTGTGTGTATGTACCTAATGTAATATCAAACCAGTCATTTTCTGATGGGTTATCGCTTAATGCACCCTGTATCCAAAAATTACCAGTATATCCTGTTCCATAAACAGCAATAGTGATAAGTCCATTTGGTTTATTGTAGTAGCCTGTTGCTCTTAATGCACTACTAAAGTAGTATGTATCATTGTTTATAACTTGAGTAGTAAATGAATCGTTAATTTGTGTAGTTAATGGTAAAGCATCTCCTTCTTCTGAGCACTCAACTGTATAGTTAGGTCTCATATTTAAGTCACAGTACATAGGAACTACTAATCCCTGATCTGTAGTATAACTAAACACTAGATCATATAGTCCTTGTGAAAATAATCCACTTTCACCGCTAGTTATTACTACTTTAACAGATCCTGCTTCGTAATCAGTTATAATTGCTTTTTTACTTATTACTGTTGATCTATCATCTCTATCAATAAACGACACTTGCATTGTAGTACCGTGTAACATGATAGGTTTTCTATCTTGATTCTTTACAAAGAAGAAAAACTCATTATCAAAACCACGAAATAGTTTTAAAAATCTGTAATTAACTGGGCTATTAACGGCTGTACCTTTTGCACTAGCATATTTGCCTAGTCCTGGTGCTGAACCGTGATCTTCTAATGTGTATAATTCACCTGTTTGGTTTATATTATATGTTGTTCCGTAATTTGACATGTGTTAGACTCCTGTAAAGTATTTATCAAATTCTGTCAGATTTTTAAAGGCTAAATAGATGTAATGCAAACAAAACATCAGAAACTCTTGGACGAATATCCGTTCCTAACAGTCGTTGAGTATGCTGGCAACGAATATCTAGGTATTATCCAAAACATAGATAACCAAGTTGCAAGCATGTACGTCTACGATCGTTTATCAGAAATGTCAGAAAAAGAAAAGTTTTTAGTACTTGGTGAAGAATGGTGGTGGGAAACTAACAGAAAATTACCTATTAATATTGCATTACTTAATAGATGGAATTTCCAATATTGTGTACAGAGTTTTAATGTTAAACAAATGGATATAATTGCAGGACCAGAAGTAAGATTAAGTAACAGTATTACTAAACGTATTAAAAGACGAAGTATTAATCTTGTAAAGAAAAACCCGTAGCTAACATATTTAATTGTAATACAATTGCCATTGCATACGCATGAGCATGTGCTTTTTTAAAGTAATAATCTCCATTAGTAGGTTTAACCCATACTTCTTTATTAATAGTATTCCAATCTTTGCCAATTAAATATCTTTTAGCAGGTCTAATTACTGCAAGTACTGCGGCCATTTGTTCAACGCTTTTTGGTTTCATCTGTCCAACAATAGCAAAATGTTTATGAATATGAAAACACTGTTCCACTACTTCTTTATGTTCTAACAATTCCCACATTGGTTCCATTGCTAGTAAATCATCTAATTGTTTTTTAGATTCTATCTTTTTATATAAACCAACATTAAGTATATCAATTTTAAAGTAGCCCATTTCTTCAGCTTCTTTGTGATCTATTGTACTAAGTCCATTAAATGGATTACTAGGAATCTCGTGAAAGTATACACCTGTATTATGTTTAACTTGTTTGTTATCACGTGCAATCATTGCAGGTATTCCTTTAATAATATTAAGTAGCTTATCTCTATTTGCTACATCAATATCAATATCTGTGTTTACTATCATCTTGGATCCTCATTATTCATTTTATATAATAAAGCAATTGGTATTATAAAACAACACAATATAAAAATTATAGATAATATCATATAGTTGCTTGCTCTAATATTTCCGTAACCCATTTAGTATCCTGTGGATTAACTTTCATTGCACGTTGCCAGTAATCTATTTCTAAATAGTCTGTGATCATTTTTAATTGTTCACTATTAAAGTTATCAATTAATCGTTGTGCTGATGTACTAGTAAACAATACCCATGGTGAAATTTTTCCACTACAAATATGAAATACTGCTAAACTTGGTGCAACAGAATCAAAATATGTATTATATGTTGTATTATTTTCTTTTGCCCATGTTTGCAAAAATAGTATTGTTCTTTCTACTGCTCTATCTACAGTTTCTGTTCTTAAACGCTCTTTCATCCAAGACGTAAATTGTTTATCTCTACACCAATGATCTAATCTTACTTGATTCTTTATTAACCAAGTTGCGTAAGCCGGTACATCATCGATACCAATGTCGCGACAATAATAACCGAACTTACAGAAGCCAATGTAGTATTGACTTTTTGCAAAATCTTCATAGCTTTTTTCATTTTTTGAATTTGTTCCTATTTTGTAAAATAATTGAAATGCTCTAAAACCAAGTTGAACATGTTGTTCGCCTTTTTGCATAAACCTACGTTTCTGTTCACACATATGTACTGCTAGTGTACTTTCTTTTTTAAAAGTTTTTCCACAATAATTACATTTAAACATTAATAGTTTCCATTTTCCAAAAAGGATCAGTCCAGTTTTCTTTTAAACTGTCTGGTCTACTGACTTTCATATTATATAATGAGTTATTAATCAAGTCAACATATTTTTCTGTTGGTTGTCCAGTCCATGGTGCTCCTATACACAATGTAACTTTTTCTTCCGTTCCTGGCTCAAGTGCATGTGGATGACTGCCATCTAATACATATGTAGTGTAATTTTCTGGAATATAAACTTTATTATGTTTCTTATCTATAAAATACAACTTATCAACATTACCATTTAACACAATTCTAAATTTATGTTGTAGTGTTCCTATTTCATCAACCTTGCTATCTAAATGTACATTTAATCCATACCCTGCAGGTGTTCTTAATATAGTAACTCTACCCAATGGTTTCATCCATGGAAATACTTTTTCTTTTAAAAGTTTTTGTGTAAATGTCCACTTCTGTGCAGGTTCAGTATATGCAAATTCTCCATGTCTTGTATTTTTGCCTTCTGCTTGTCCACCAAGCTGACCGCCTGCATTAAATACAGGTAACATTTTACATCCACGAAATTCGTTGTAGTGCCAATAATTATCGTCAACTGACATTACTTCATTATACATGGCTTTTCTATCTTCATCTGTTATATTTAGATCTAAAGCCGTAAACGTCATTTTAATAATTCTTTTATTTGTTTTTTATCTAGCCCATATTCTTCAAATAGATCTTTCCAATCATCTTTTGTTTTTGTGCTAATAAATATTTCTATCTCATCATCATTTAAGTGACTATAGTTTTCAGTTACCCATTTTTGTATTTTATTCTTTTTCATTGCTTTGCCTGGAGCAATCCAAGGATGAAACGTAGTTTTACCAAGTCCTACTAATTGCATCAGTTGAAACTGCAATTGTGGATGTTTTCTTATTTTATTGAAGTGTACATTTACAACTTCATTAGTCCATTCTAAATAATGCTCTGTAAACATCTTATCGCCACAACTACTAGTGTAACGCATAAGTAACCATAAACCAAGTTTGTTCTTTTCTTCATCAGTAAGACTATCGTACCAAGCTCTATCTTTAGTATCAATTGCCGCCATTTCACTTTTAATGTTTAGCTTATTTGACAATTATAACTTCTCCTTCTGTTTCTATCCAAACTTTTGCACCACATGATAATGGCTTATCTGGACTGTATATAACTTTAGAATCACCTTTAATAATTACTTCATGTGCATAGTTATTACTCTTAGATGTTTTACATGTTAGTACTGGCTCTCTATCGCCAGACTTTGCATTACGTTTAATTATGTGCTGATTAACATGTATTCTTGTTTTCATTATATTACCAAAGCTCGCTTATGTCAAGTACCTCAGGTAGCTTGTTTGATTCTTTTACAAATAATACACATGGAGGGTTTTCTCCATCATGCAATGGAACATTTAATAAATGTCCAAACTTTAATTTAGGTGCGTACCATTTTACGTCTGTGTATATATTAGTAATACTAACATCTAAATATTTAGGTGTAAATCCTGTAATTGGATTAAATGCAAATACACTAAAACCTCTATCATTTAAGCTCATTAAACTTACTACTTCTGGGTCGCCTACAGTAGGATCGCATATTACAACACTCCAATCTAATGGCATTGTTATTTGATATTCACCAATTTTAAGTACTGCCGCTGGTGCATAAAAACTTTCTAAAAACACTAGTGGAATAAAGTAGTAATCAATAAAACCTGGATTACTGTAATCTAATATACTGTATCTTAAATCATCTATTGTATCTGGTATGTCATCTAGTTCATACGTCTTATTTTCAACTGTTAAAATTTTCATTATTATTTCCTATTGCCAATCAACTTTTTCAATGCTGAATGGATAATTTGCTTCTTTGTAAAACTTCTTACGCTCTGTTAAGTGTTTCTTACTGAATTTTGCCGTACTGGTTAGATCCCATATTTGGACGTTATCTTTATCTTCTGCTTTCCTGATTCCACGCCCAATACTCTGAATAACTCTAACAAAACTCTTACCTGGCTCTATTAGTACTAAATTAAAAATACGTGGAATATTAATTCCTACTGCCGCAACACCATATGTTGCAACAACAATTTGATTTGTGCCTTCATTAATATCATCATAATGATCTTTACGATCATTAGTTTTCATTTCTCCACTAACAAAATTAGCATGTGGCAAATTATCGCAAATTAATCCACCTGCTTTAATTCTATCTACTAATACTAATGTATTTCCTGATTGTGAAATTTTATCAATCAGTCCACTAATATATTTCATACGTTCTTTGTCTGTAGTTAAATATGTTAACTCACTTTGATAATTATTATATTCTGCAAACTCTTTCATTTGTACAACATTAACATGACACTGACTAAGTACATCCATGTCTTGTAATTCGCTTGCACTAAGTTTATTAGTTACATCACCTAAACATGCTTGTAAACTAACTTTCTCATGATCTGCTTTTGGTATTGTACCAGTTAATCCCCAACGAAGTGGAATGTTTGCAAACTCTTTAGTTAATAATTCTTTTAATACATCTGCCTTAGCTTGATGTACTTCGTCTACTATTACACATACTACATCTTCTGCAAAATCTGCTAAACTTAAATCGCTTTCGCCTTCTCTAAATCTTTTTTTGATGCTATTTAAACTTTGCCATGTACAAATAGTATGGGTTTTTCCTAATTCTTTTTTGTCGCCAAAATAAACTCCAACGTCAAGTCCTAAATTGTTATAATCATCAAATGTTTGACGTACTAAATCTTTATTAGGTACAATTACAATTGATCTTCCATATTTTTCTACACGTTCACTAAGTGCGGCTGTAATTAATGTTTTACCTGCACCTGTTGCAATTTCTTGTAAACAATGTGGTGTTTCTAAAAACTTGTTTACAATTTCTATCTGATAATCACGTAGTGTAATAGGTTGTCCTGCTACCGGATGTTTTTCAGGCCAAACTTTATGCTGAAATGTTGTTTCATCTACGACAGGAAAACTGAAATCAAATTTGCTTCTTAAATCATCTACTTGTATTTCATACCCATTATCCATAATAACCGGAAGTACTCTATCAAGTAAGTTAATATATGTTACACCACCTACTGTAAAATAACTCTGACATCCATCCCATCTTCCTAACTTATAAGCTGGTACATGATAGGCATAAGGTAAAAAGAACTTTAATTCTTTTTCACATTTTCTACGAGTGTTAACATCAAGACCTTCAATCTTACAATTAACTTCATCTTTTAAAACAATTTTGCATTTCATAGTAGTATAATACTATAGGTTAACCTAAAAGTCAAGCTAAAGCCTTTATAATGTTAGATATTTTAGTAATAAAAATAAGCATGTCATAGTAACTGTAATAGCTACTGTCATTGATATCCAAAACCCATAATGCATAATTAGGTATGCAAATACAGGAAAAAATATTAGACTAACCAAAACAAAGTAAACTGTCTCTTTAGCTAATTGTGCAAACACTTCTGGCTGAATTCCGCCATAGTACATAAATGATATGCTTATAATACTGCCCAATGGTATACCCAATATAAGAGCACCAAGTGTAGGATTACCTCGTTCTGCGGCAGTCACTACACCAGCTATTATTAGTCCACCTACTATTGCTTTGATTATAAATTCCATATAAATATTTAGCCATAAAAAAAGCCCCGAAGGGCTTTTTTCTAAAATTTATTTTTATTATGCAACTCTTCGCATACATGTAACTTCTGCAGTTCGTTTCCACTTATCAGCACCAAAGCTCTTTTTAAGATCTGCAAGTTTAGTAACCATACGCAAACTAACTTCTCGCATTTTTTCTTTGTTATCACACATGAAGTCCATTAAATCATCTTGCTCTTCTTGTGTAAACTGATATTCATTAAGCATACCATCTGCAACAATCTGCTTACAACGTAGAACTTTTTCTCGCATTGTATCCATTGTAAGATCTAAGTAATGACATCTTGACATAATAGCCGCTAAGTGATCAGCAATTTTACCACGCACATTATCAAACTTAAGGTTAGTAATAAAGATAACACTACCTTGGAATTCAAAAGTATCTGGAATACCTTCACGTCTTAGTAATGCACTATCTGTATTCCAACTTAGTTTACGTTTCTTACATGAATCAAGTGCCGCTTTAAGCAAGTTAAGTGATGTTTCGTCATACAATACTGTATCACAATCATCTAATACAAGAACACTATTTTTGTCTGCGTTATTGTAAAGTACTTTATACAAACCAATTGCACTAGAAGCACCTTTAATAACTTCATAACGTAATTTGTTACCTGCAATAGCATCAAACAAATTATTCTTTTCTAGAACTTGTTCAACACCAAATGATTTACCAACACCTGGAGGGCCTGTTACAACCATACCTCTAACAACACCATCAATTGATGCTTGTGTCATATCGTCTAAGATGGTAAAACGCTCTCGCATACGTTCAATGATCATCTCGTCAGTTTCTTTTGGATTGTCCTTTACCTTACTTGGTAGGACCTCAATAATAGTCTCGCCTTTAGTATTTTTACGAGCTTGTTTTAGTTGCATATTAGCCATTTATAACTCCTGTTTTTTATTAACTATACTTACAGTATACAGTAAGACATCTTACTTGTCAACCTCTATACACCAACTTTTTTAACTTTTTTTTTGAACTGTTATTCATAGAATTGGGCCCAATAAGAAAACGGGCCCAATATGTATATTTGTGCTTAATTACGCAATTACTCTTTTTTTAGCAATTGTGTACTCTACTGCTGGTCTACCTTGTACACCAGATTCAATAGCCGTACCTTTTACGTTGAAACCTTCAGCTCTTAATTCTGAAAGTCTTGCACCTGGAGATTGAATGTCAAATTTATCTCTTAGAACATCCATAGTAAACGTTTTACCTGTTCCCCAAAATTTAGCTAGGATTATTTGATTTTGTGTTCCTTCTTTAAAGAACTTAGTTCCTACTGCTTTTGCTTTTCTCATATATAACTCCTTTATTGTTATTATTATTAGTTATTCTTAATATTAATATATAGGAATTTGCTAAATTTGTCAACCTTTAAAAAACCCTTATATTTCAAGGATTTTAACACGGTTAATCATTGTTTCTTTAGCATTTGTGTACTTTGATAGCTCATGTTTGTTAACAGTACCACGTATTTTAATGCTTTTATTAGAAATAATGTTGCTAATATCCGGCTGATCTCTCCACCAAAACTTAACTAAATCTTTTTTAGCATAAACTGTAGTAATCATGTAAATATTACTGGATTGTATAAATTTAACATCCATTACATCTACATTAATATCGTAACGTTTACCTTTTACTCCAAAATACTGGCTACTGTGCTTCAACGTGCTTAGTTTATCTTCTACTTCTTCACGTTTTTTATCAATACTTACACTATGTGGCAAACTAGCAATAATACTTACTGCAAATTTGTCAACATTTGGATTAGATAATGCATTAACCACATTAGATTCAAAATTGTTAAGATTATTAGTCATTTTTTTGATCATGAGTTTGCCATTAATGTGTGAAATTAACTCATTAGCCTCACTAATTTGTTGTTCTGTAAAGAACATTTTAGGATCTTCAATAATGTCAATAATACGTGTTTTATTGTCAACAACTTCAATAGGATTATCTGGATCAGTATGGTCCTTGTATCCTTGCCCACTACGAACAAAACCTTGTGTGTCATGTACTTGTTTAGCCGCACACATAACATCAACTATTGTAATACTTGGCCAGGGTGTTTTTGGCATAATTGCTCTCCTAATTAATAATTATACTTATATAATACAGTAAGACTTCTTACTTGTCAACCTTTTAAAGAGAAATATCTTCTAAACCTGCTGCTCTAAGTTTTACTACATTATTAATCTGAAATTGCTTTGCTTCTAATGCTTTAATAATACCAATATACCTATTTCTAACTAAACTAAAGTCATTTATTAGATATTGTAAATCAACTACATTTTGTTCACCATCAACATATTTGTCAGCGTCACGTGAACTAAGTGCTTTATTGTAGTTTTCTAAAAATTTACGAAATGTTTGGGACCGTAACTTACGCATCTCAGTATTAAGAAATTCTAGTATAGCTTCAACTTCTTGTAATTGGTTAAATCTATGCTCAACAATTCCAGGCATATCTCTACTTTGTTTTTCTAAATTGCCTTTCATACTGCATTCGAATCTTGCTTGATCAATTTCTTTCTCAAAGTGAGAGATAGCCGTAACTATCTCTCCAAGATTTGCGGTAACTTTACGATACCATATACTCATTAGTATTCATCCTCGTCGTCTTCGTTATAGTCTCCAAAGATATCTTCATCTTCTTCTTCGAGTTCGAGATACTCATCAATTGCATCACTAAGGAATTCGCAATGATCAGCAATCTCTTTTACTGCTGGTTTAATATCAAATCCATGATCAACCAGAGCCGCAATCACTTTTGTTGCAAATTCAGGTTTATCTTTATCATTGATTAAAGCCGTTGCTTCATCGTAAATATTAAAAACAAACTCAAAATCTCCATCAGTTAGATTCATTAGCAACCTCCACGTTGTCTTCTTCAATTAAATCAGTACCATCTGAGTCTTTTACTTCCTGTGGCTGTTTATCCCATTCATCCATAATTAACTTTAAAGAATCATTTTCATTACGATCCCATACTTTACGGAATTGTGTGATAACTTCACCTGTTACAGGACTTGTATACTCTAGACGTGTACCTGTTTTCTTTAAAACACCCTTTGCTTCAAAGAAATCTGTTAGTCCACTATATGGACTCATGCCTGTTTCATATGGAATTTCAACTTGCACACTTTCAAATGGTTTTGAATAACGTGTTTTCATTACTTTACACGCCGCTCTAATACCATGTACTTGTGATGTTTTATTTCCATCTGCATCTACTTTTAGTTTAAGTTTACGCATTGCAATAACAATACTACTTGCATAGATAAAGCCTTGCCCACCTGAGATTTTATCATCTGGGTCAAACATATCTTGTGATGCATATGTATGATTAGTACATAGTAAACCTACATTGTAACTACCAAACATGTTTACTGTGTTTCTTACTAGTGCAGTTAGTGCTTTAGGTTTACGACCCATATCACCTTTTAAATCACCCTTACTAAACTGATCAACATCAGTAGGTGTAAGTAGCATACCCAATGAGTCAACTACGAACAATACCTTAGGACGTTCTTCAGGATTCTTTTCTGCATACTCTGTTTTGTAATCTTTCATAAAGTCACTAATTGTTTTAGCAACATCATCAATCATACTCATGTTTAGTTTTAGTAGTTTCTCATCACTAGTATCAACATCTAGTGCATGTAACCACTTCTCATCAAGTGCATTTTCACTATCAATAAGGATAACAAATATACCTTGATCTTGTGCCGCTTTTACAACATTGCCGGCCGCAATATAACTTTTACCTGCACCTGATTCGCCTGCAAGTACTGTAACTTTACCTAGTGGAATTCCTTTGTGGAAGTCATTACTAATAAGTTTGTTTAATGTGTAATTACCCGTACTAATCCATGTATCAGGATCGTTAAAACCAACACTTAACCCTGGTACACTTTTAGTAATACTTTTACGGAATTTACTTACGTCAAATGGTCTTGCCATAATGTTTTTTCTCCTCTGTTATAAGTGAGGGCTCTAAGGATACCCTCACTCAATTTATATTACTTATTGTTTACGGTTTCTAATTGCCGCTAAAATGTCTTGAGCACTCGGTGCATCACCTGCTGGTGCCGGAGCCGCTTCAGCAGTTGCCATTTCTGGTGCTGGTGCTGGCGTAGGCGTTGGTGCTGGAGCAACCGGAGCCGCTTCAGCTACAGGAGCTACAGGAGCCGCTGGTGCTGGTGTTGGCGTTGGTGCCGGAGCAGGAGCTGGTGTTGCTCCACCTGTTGTTGCTGGTGCGTCTACACCATATGGACGATAGTAAGAACCAAAACGTTCTGGATCATACAATTGACCATCTACAGATGCTTCAAACATTTCAAAAATTGCATTCAGCTCTTCTGCATTTGGCTTCTTAGGAAGATAGTCATTTAGATTAAACAATCCGTGTTGTGCAATTGCATCACGTTCTGCTTGATCTAGTCCACGTTCTCTACGAGCCCAATTAGAAGTTGAATAGTCTGCATACTGACCTTTAGTAGATTTTACAATCTTAAAGTCTGTACCAGCTTCATAATCAGTAGGAATTTCCTGGAATTCAGGATCCATAAGTGCTGAACTGATAATTTTATAAATTTGAGGTGAAATGACAAAACGTCTGATAGGATTCTCAGGTACTGAGTCTTCTTGCATATCGCTTTGTGCTACAAATCCTTGGAAAATGTATGAACGTTTTTTCCAATACTTACGTCCCATATCTTCCATTGAAGGATCTTTAAACCAAGGACGAATTTCAGCATGTACTGGACATTGTTCTCCCCACATTTCTACACATGGTACTTGTACAGTAACTGGTTTATTTTCGTCTTGACCTTTTACACCTGGAAATTGTAAACGAATCATTTGACGTTCTTTCCAAAAGAACGTATTGCTTTCGTCTGCATCGGGAAGGAATCGTAATGTTGCTGATGTGCCTTCTGGGATATTCCAGTGTGCGAAGATGGCGTTATCGCCACCGCTACTGCTAGAGCTTGAGCCCTTTGTTTCTTGTGCCTGCAGTTTTGCACGGATTTCTGCTAAAGATGCCATAATAATTTTCTCCTATATTAGCCTTTATTAGTAGTAAAACACGTTGCTTTACTTTGTAGTTTGTAACCTATTGATTACTTTGCCTTTATTTGCCTTTACAGTATACATTTTATAGTACTTACTGTCAAGTACTTTTTGTTAAAAAATTTACGCAATTTTTCTACGTAAATTTTTAATAACTGACTCAGATATATTTTCTGCTGGTTCAGTTTCTTTTGCTGGCATTTTATTGTTCTTATCTAAGTAAGTTACAATTTTAGCCAACAACATAACAGTCTTTTGAGGCATGTTATGTAATTCTGTTCCTAAGTGACTTAGCAAGTTAAATGCTTCGTCGTTCTTGCTAGACATAGCAAGATAAGATAGCATGCTACTTAGTTTTGCCATTGCACCCATTCCACCTGAGTATTTAATTGGATCTTCGTTATCAGGATGTTCAGGATCGTTAGGGTCAATATTAAGTTTAAAATCTTCTTTATTTTTGATCATATCATACAGTCTGCTAAGATGTTCTTTTGTTAGATCTGTCATACTATCTCTCTCCTTCACAATACGTGCTACGGTTTCTAATACTGCGTCCATATTTGCAGTTTCGAATGTATTGTACATGAATTTTCCAGTAATGTCAACCTCTTTATCAGAATTTTCTGCAATTGTTGTAGAATTTACTGAATAGTCGTTATAACCTCTAGAGGTCTGAAGACTGTGTACTGTTTGTTTTAATTCTTTTAATTTTTGTTTAACTGTTTCAACAATATCTATGTTGCCCTCGTTAACTAACTTATTAGTACGCACATGACGTACAAATTGATTACATTCCGCTACTTCTTTACATACTTTTAAGATTGATTCACCTATTGCATCATATGGTGTTCCGCCCATGCTTACATGCTTGGCCATAGCTTTAGCGCCAGCTAAGTATTTGTGAGGGAATCTAAATCTTTCACCTGCAGAGTTCTCAATAAATAATGCTTTGATATTTCGTGATCTGCTACCACGTACTTCTTCGTTCACCCCCTTTGAGTGCTTAATAATTAGTCTAGTTGACTCCGGTAATTGTATATAACTTGTTTTTAAACTTCCTGTTGCACGTGAATAGCCTTCTTTAACTGTTTCGTGTGCGAAGTCTTTTGGTGCTATATTTTTATCAAACTTTCTTATCGTATATTCTGCCATAGCGTTATGTCCTGCTTTCTTGATACTATCTAAAAGTGCTTTATTCTTATCAAAACTAAAATCTGCTCCTGCTTGTACAACAACTTCAACTTCTTCATTTTCTGTTCTTATAGTGACTAGAAAATCTTCTTCGTATGCGTAAAATCTCGCAGACTGATCAGAGTCTAAAGTTTTGTTTCCTTCAAAATCAAACAAACGTAGCTTAATGTTTGCTCCTTTGATAATATTAAAAATTTCTGTCGATAATTGCATCTTTATAGTATTCCTTTAATGTATTTATCAAATAAGTGCTATAGTAAGCTAAAAGGCATTGGTTCCATACCGTCATCATCGTCAAAGTCTTCATTTAAGTACTCAAATGCACTTTCTTCGTACTTAGATACTTCCATGCTCATTCTTACTATAAGAACTAATGCCATTACAAGGTCATCATTCTCACCATCTTTGGCTGCATAGCTATTTCCTCTAGCAATAAATGTTTTTAATTCTCTTAATAGTGGCTTGCTAGCTACTTCTAATTTTTCTGTTTCAACCCAATGCTTTAACTTAGCACATGCTGATATTTTACTTTTATGTGTAGTAGTAAATCCACGTCTATAACGTTTAGCATTACCATGTGCTTTTGTTTCGCTTAAAAATGTACCAGGAAAGTTTTCCTCTCCTTGTTCTTCTACTACAACTAACGCTGCTTCACCTAATGTATTGTTTTCCATGCTATAGTATATTTCACAATCACCATCTGTTTCGCTTTCTATATATTGCGAGATTTCTCGCAAAATTTTTATTTGCCCTTGTACGCTAGTTCTATTATGCATCCACTCTGCAACTTGTTTCATTCCGGGCATACTATATACTTGTATAGCACTATTATCGCCGCCTGTTCCTAAACTAGGATCTAACGCTATTACATATAGTTTTCCTTTTGCTACCGGTGCATACCAACGTACTTGTCCTGCTTTAGCGTAAGGATCACGTGCTTCCATATTACTAAGTTTAATACTATCTATAAGTGTTTCATCAAACGCAATAAACTCACAATTATGTTCTCTTCTAAATCTTTCTTCACCAATTTTACCTTGCTCAATTTCTGCCCATTCCCAATCTCTATCTGGGTGTACTTCCCATGTAGCCAGATAATGTGCAAACCCATTAATACCTTGTTTAGTTTCGTTGCCATGCTCGTCTTGATTTTTATTTGCATCTCTCCAAATTTGTGCAAATTGATCATCGTCCATATTTGGCGTTGATGTAATAATACATTTACCACCTGTTGCTAATGTAGGTGAAAGTGAAGTCCAAAACTCTTTGGCTATGTTTGGTCTAACAAATGCAAACTCGTCTAAGTATGCTAATGATATACTCAAACCACGTCCAGTATTTTCTGTTGTTGACTGTGCTACAATACGTGAACCGTTATCAAATTCCAACGATCCTTTGTTATATGCAGTAACACCAGCTCTAATAAAATCAGGTAGTGTTTCGTATGCAAAACGTATACGTTGCATAATTTCACTAGCACCACTATATTTGTGTGCCGCTATAAGAATAGTTTGATCTGGGTTAAACATTGCATACCATAACAAATATCCTGCCGCACATGTACTTTTACCTGTTTGTCGTGCAAGCATACTAATACTGTATCTATTATTGTGATATACATCTACTAGTTCTTCTTGGAAATCATATAGTGCAAATTTCATACGACCTTGTGTAGGATGCTGAATAAAACAGTGTTCCTTCATAAAGTGTTTAGGATCAGCACTGCATTTAGCAAGCTCAAGTAGTTGTTGCTCTGTGTAACGTTCTTTTCTATATGGGGTTTTAGTTAATTTTGTATCTACTGCCATAATATTATTTATCTACGTAGTTAACTGCAAAAGAAAACAGCGTAGCCGTAGCCACGCTGTAGGGGAGGGATGTTTGTTATATTATTTTTTATTTTTAGATGCTTTATATGCTTCTTTAATATCTTCAACTTTATGTTCTTTTAAGCCTACTTTCATATCTTCTGCATCTAAGTATCTTTTTAAACTTAGGTTAACGCTTTGTGCAAAGTTTTCATATGGTTCACCATGTGATGTAGCTTCTTGTTCTGCTGCACCTTCTGGTGTGTTAGCCCATTCGTTTAGTTTTGTTTGAATAGCTTCTTCGCTTAATCCTGCATTTTTTAATAAGTTTATTAATTGTGTTGTATCCATAGTTGGTGCCTCTTCAATAGTTTCTTTTTTGTGTGAATCACAATCGCAACCTGGTTTTGGATTATCCATGTCACATCCACAAGTGCCACATTTTTCTGTAACAATTGCTTCATCTACTGCTTCTTTGTCGTCTTTATCATCTTTTTTGTTACCTTTTTTAGAAGCTAACATTTTTTCAAAAGCGGCTTTTTGTGCTGGACTTTGTGCTTCATTAACTGATTCTTCTTTAACCCAATGACTACCATTTTCATCATGGCAATCATTTTCGCAATCAGTAGTAGGTTTATGTACTTCATCTCCGCAATCTTTACAAACTAGTTTGCCTTCTGATGTATCTGCTTCCATTAAACCTAATTCTTTTAGTCTATTTTCAATAGCTGGTCTTGCGTCTGTATCTGGTCCAAGGTCAACTGCTAATTGATGAAACTCATCAAATAACTCATCGTCACCTAATATACTATACATTTTGTCTGCCGCATTATCACCATCTTCGCCTACTGGTAATGGCTCTGACATAAGTTCTTTTAATGCTTCTACTTGTTCTGGAGTTTCTGGAACTGCCCAAGTACCTTCTTTTACTTCGTCAGCTTCTACTTTAAATTTCTTACCATCAACTTCAAATTCTTTTTTACCATCTTTTTTAGCATCTGCTAATTCGCCTGAGAATTTATTACCTTCTTCTGTTGACGGTTCAGTTGGTTCAACTGACTCTTCTGTTTCTTCGTCACCCATTGGTAAATCGTGATGACGTCTAAAGTCATCTACAAATTCTTTAATTTGATCGCCGCTTAAAAAACGTACTAAATCATCAAATACTGGTTGGCAGTCACCTTCAAAATGCATATCAATTAAATCATAAATTGGTTCTGCAAATTCACCAACTGCTTCAGTTTTTGGTGTAGGTGCTACTTTCATTTCTCTTTCTGCTGGAGCCTGACGTTGAGCACCTTCTATGCCGTGGCTAGCAAGTTTTAATATTCTATCTAAATCACTCATTGCCTTTTTCCTTTTGTTTTTGGAGTTTAGCTAACTCCTTTAAAAATCCTTTATTGTATTCATCGCCGTAATGTTCTTCAGCTTTTACTTTTTCAGCTTCACTGTATTCATCATCACCTAATACACTCTTAACTTCTATTCCTTGAGGTGGTATAGCCTCGTCTGGCTCATGTTCACCTTTTACTTTTAATACACCGTCTGCTAAACCTATCATATTACGGATGTCATTTTGTATTTGCCAACCGCTTGCAACTATATTAGTTTCAAATTCATAAGTGAATACTTCGTATCCTCTAGCTTTAGGAAAATCACGTGGTGTACTTTGTAACATTGTTTTCTTCGCAGCACCGAGTCCTTTTGAGTCATATTTACCGAGGTGCTTCTCAATTCGATCTTGTTGATCATCAGTTAATTCATGTATAGTTTTAATCTTAAACTTCCATGTTTTTTTAGATTCTGTTAAGTATTGTGTATACGATTTCATTACTATGTGTTCTCCTATTAATACTATTTATCTTTTTCGGGCAAGTTCTTCATGATTTCGGCAAGCATTTCTGATCTATTACCAATAATACGCCCTTCTGCGCCTTCATCTTCATCTAACCCTAGTTCTCTATTACTTTTAGCTACATATGCATCTATTTTTTCACTATCTTTTTCAAGTCTAGCTTGACGCATTTGTAACTCAATCATTTTCATTTTTTTGTCCATCTTAGCTTGTTTTGCTTGCAGAGCAGCTGTTATCATTTTAGCAGCACTATCAAAAATTGGAGCCGCATGTCGATCTTCTACATTTTTTCCAAGGTCAACTAGTTCATCGAAAGTATCCATAGCTTTGATAGCATATGCATCCATTTCTCTATCTAATTGTTCTAATCCCTCTACTGTAGGAAGTGCTGCTTGAGCTCTTTCTACCATACTTAATTCGCCTTGATATTCAGCTATTTCGTTTTTAATTTCTTCTACTGTAGGTTCTACTTTATCTGCTTCTTCTTCAGGCATTAATTCTTCTAAGTTAGGTAAATTTAATTCTTCTTCTAGCTTTTTAGTCATATTGTTTTTCCCACCACCATATAAACCAGGATTTAAATATATTATCTTTATTTTGTCCTGTACTTCTATTAGAAGTTTCAGTTTCTACTGAACTTCTTCTATGATGCTTTTTATTAATTGCTTTGTTAGTACTTATCCATTTAAAATCTTGCTCATTTAGCTGATTTAATAGCATCTTAGTGTGTTCTATTGGTTTTATAATTTTATAATTATATTTATTAGTAATATCATGTATTTTATTTAAATTCCATGCATATACACTATCATCATCTTCATCTGCTCGTACTCTCATAATAATTTTACCGCCGGGTTTTAACCATTTATATACTAAATCAAGTTCTTTGCTCATATCTTCTGCAGAATGCATACTACCTAAACAAAAACAAAAATCTGCTGAATTATTTTGTACAAATTTATCAAATTCTAAATAACTACATATATAGTCTGGATTATTAATATAATTTTCTCTAAATTGTGAATTATTATCAAATCCAATTAAATTATTAATTTTGCCTTTCCATTGATTATTTCCACATCCACAATCAATTACTAAACTTGGATTATAGTTGTTTATTTGATCTGCAAATTCTTCAAAAATATCTGTACTATGAAAAGCATTTCTAATAACATGCATTTACTTTTTTCTTTTTTTCTTAGAATTCTGAGGCTTGTTAAATATTTGATTCTCAGTTATAACTCTAAATCCCATACCTTGTGATTTACACCAAGCATGACATGCTGACCATTTAGCCTGATTAACTACTGCCGCAGCTTTTTGTGCTTGTGTTCTTGCTTCGCCTAATGTTTGACTAGCTGGTTTAATCTCGATCATTTCTGCATGATTTTGACCTTTTTTATCTTTGTATACAATAAGTAAATCAGGAACATAAGTTGTTTGTTTTCCTGTAAGAGGATTTTTATATGGAATTCTATGTGTTTCACTACCCCAACCTAAAATAGCAGGGTGATTATCACACATACGCATTACTGCTAATTCCCATCCACTTCTATAACGTGGAGTTCTTTTTCCTAAATATTTTTTTGGATTAGTTGGAACGTATTGTCCTTGTTGAAACTTTGGCATTTATCATCCTGCGCCTTTTTCAATAGGTGCTGGTACTTTGTAAGATACGCCATCAATGTTTCTAATTTTTTCGCCTTTTTTAAGTGTTCCATCCCATCTTTCTAATTCTGGTTTATTGGTTTTTATAGCTGTAGTACCACTTGTGGTGTTGCCGGCTGCTGGTGGAGTTTTTTTAGTTTCGCTTACTAAATATTCTTTTTCTGCTTCATCAAAATCATCAAGGAATAGATTTTGGTCTGCTGTATCAAATTCTTCAACAATAGGTTCTGGTGTTGGTTTAACTGGTGTACCAGTACTTGCAATACTAAATCCTTCATATGCAAATGTTATTCTATATATAGCAGCTGCACTATCTGAATAATCAAGTGTATCAGTATCAATGTTTGTGATATAAGGATGATATATTTGTATTTTATTTTCTAAAGTACTGCTATCTTTTCTTATTATATCAAGTTGTGTTATAAAGTTTTTTTGTAATGGTGTTTCTAAACCTTTTTTTGATGTAAGCCAAGTTATATGATCGTCTTCATTCATTGGACCAGCAATGTAATGTCTTGCATAGTCCTTTAGAAAGTCTTCTATTAAATGATCTTTAGTATCGTAAGCAGTTAAAGTTATAGGAGTGTAATCTATTCCTGTTTGAACGATACTTTTAGAATTATACTTGTTTAATGTCTGCGTTCTATATGCAAACGTAGGCATTTGAATGTTAACTATACGTGTCAGATCTAAAGGTTGTTGGCTCCCTTGGTAAATCATTGATGCAGTGAACGAATACTTATTTCTAGGTATTGCTACTATATCACCAGATACCTGGGATTGCCCATACTTTACATATCCTGCATCACCTAAAGCCATCTATTGATCCTAACTTAAAAATTAAGATGTAGCGCCTGTAGAGCCACCATCGTTTGATGCTGAACCTGAACTTAATACATCCGAACCGTCAATTGTATGAATTGCATTATCGTAACGTACTGATAGTGTAACTTGTACCATGCTTGAATCAGCGTAGTTTAAATCACCATATTGAACGTTAGTTATAAAACATCCTTGTAGTTCCCATGCATCAAATGTTGCAGGCTTAACTGTACCATTCGCACCATCTAGTGTTTCAATTTTTACACCAAATTTATATGCACTACCTGAAATAGCACTTCCTTGATCACCATGATCAACTTGCTTATTCAACTGTGCACCTAATTTTTTGATAACGTTTGATTTCATATCATCACGGAATACAATTGTTAATGGATCCCATGTATGCTTACCTGCTAAGTACATTTTTGAGTTGTATGAGTCGACAACAACTTCTTCATGTGTTAAGTTTGGTCTACCTGCACTAATAACATTTTGTGTTACTTCGTCAGTAGCACCAGTGCCACCCATATTACTAAAAGTAACTCTAAAACGATATTGTAGTTTAGGCATCAATGTTGTACCTTGACTTGATTCAGTTGGTACTCCAAAATTTGTAATTACAGCCATTTGTTTTTTCTCCTATAATACTATACTGTAGTATTTCTATTGTTATATTGTATTTATCAAATCAATGCTCAAAAAGATAGGTCACTTTAAAAAAGTAACCTATCTTGGGTATTTTATTAATAAATTATACGACCCAGCCTTCTTGTGAAACTGTTTCGCCTAATTGACTTGCACTTTGTCCTAAATGTACAGTAGAATCTGATGCTAAAATGTATGTTTTAAAATCAGCAACTTTTTGTTCGTTTTCAAACTGATATTTAATCCAAATTTTAGTTCCTGCTAGCTTATATTCCATAACAATATCCATATCACCTGGTGTGAATGCGTCTATTGCTGATTTAATACTAGCGTGTGCTTCAGAAGCTTTAAATTGCTCTACTGATGTCCAGTCTCCCGGTACTTGTCTAACTTTATTCGAAGCCATTGTAATATCTCCTTAGTTACGACTACAGTCAACGCCCTTACGGTCGCCTGCTGGGTGAGCATATGGTAACTTATCAAGTAACCAACTTACTGTATCTGCACGTAAATCGTCATCGAGACTTAGTGCCGCACTTAAATGATATACACCGTCAACAAATGAAAATCCATAATGAACTTTTCTTGTGTTAATTGCGTACCATCTACGTGCTTCTGGTTTAAAAATCTTACCGTCTACTACAAAATGAAATTCTGCAGAGTTAGTGTGATTTAAGTGACAAATCATTCTAAATGAATCGCCTGTGATTCCGTCTGGAGTAACTTGTCTCCATTTATCTCTGTGAGGAGCTAGATAATCACCTTTATTGTAAATTAAACAACCCAATGATTCTGTGTGTGCTGGAAGATTCCAATCTTCTGGAATTACATTATACTCATGTCCCTCTTTAGGTCCATTATAATCTCCACTTACACGTGAACGTAGGATTTTTGATGGGTCAGCATTTAGATCGTCAATTTGTTGAATTGCATTATCTGGTACCCATGCATCTAATTCAATGATGTCGCCTGCTGCTCCAAAAAGAAAATTAGTATCAAACGCCATATCAGTACTTACTTCTGGATTGAATTTTTTAGAAGTAATATTAGTGGCAATGATTTTATTTTGTTCTACTTTTACCATGGTTTTATTCCTTTTTAAAATATAGCCCAATAGTGAGCTATGAATGCATTGCAATGTGCAACTGTATTTATCGGTATTCTTTAAATTAAAAAAGGCTACTATATCTCTACAGTAGCCTTTTTATTATATTATATGTCTAAACTATTAGCTTAGATCACCTGTGTTTACAATTCTAATTGGAATGTAAATAAACTCTGCTGATTTAGTTGGCTCAATTGCCACATCAATATAGAATTCATTAGCATCAATTCTTGCTGGTGTGTTGTTTGTTTCATCACACACAACTGCAAAATCGTAAATACCACGTTGTTGTAAAATGTTAGCTAAGAAACCATCAAATACTGCTTTAGCATTTGTACGTGTTCCTGCATCATTTGGCTCAAACAAGAACGGTCTTGAAATAACTGCAAAACGTTCTCTTAGGTAAGCTGTTAATCTAGCAACATTAACTCTGTCTAGTGCTGACGCAGTTGTATGAAGTGATTTTTGACCAAATACTACAACACCCTCTTGTGGGAATCTTGCAATTGGGTTTAATTTCTTATCATACATTGCATCTCTAGAACCTTGTGTTAATGCTAGTTTTACAAACTCATTTTCACTGTTTAAGTAACCAACATTTGATGCGTTTTGTACAACACCACGTGTTAAACCTGCTGGTGCAAACCATTGGAATGACACATTATCACTGTATGCATATGTGTATAATGCAATGTGTGATGCTGGTGCAACAACGCTATCGCCTGTTACTGGGTTTGTAGTTAATGCATGTGGATAGTAAACTGCACTATAAGTGTTTTTAGTTACTAATCCATCTTCGCCGTTTTCTGTTGCGTCTGTTCCTTGTATCCAAGATACTGCCTCAGTAGAGTTTAGACGGAATGGAGCGTCAACAATAACAAATGCTGTTTCATCTTTGTCACTGTTTAATGTTACCATTTCATCATATAGTTCTGGATATGCTGGAGCTGCAATTAAACGAAATTGAACTGTTTCTTCTCTTAGTTCTGATTTTGACGCTGATGCTTGCATTGCTGTAACAACAACTTTACGTTGTGCTTTTCTACCAAATGAACCTTTGCCACTTGCCGCATTGCTTGCTTTGTTACGCCATTTCCATGGTGTAGATAATGTACCATTGTACTCTCTAACTGTGTTAGCTGATCTACACATGTTAATACCTGTTATTCCAACTGGGTGTGTTAATGGATCTGGAGCGCCTGCTAATAGAGTTGCTTCAAAAGCACCTGCTGTTGTATCATTTGCAGTAATATCACCAAATACTATACCTGCACTTGTGCTTTGATCTGTACCATCTTTTAATACCCATGCTGTACCGTTATGTCTGTAAATTACAGGATAACCGTCTGCATCTGTATCTACCCAATAATCACCATTTGAAAGTGATCCGCCGTTTGCGTCTGTAGTTGGAGCAGTAGTAACATACTGTACATCTGATGCACGTTGCCATTTTTGAGTTCCTGAATCGCTTACTACTTCGTAGATTGCTAATTCATTTACATCTGGATCATACCAAAGTGTACCAGTTACTGGATCACCTGTTGGCTGTGTTGCTAGTACATTCATTACATATCCGCCTGTTGCAGTAGTTGGATCTGTTGAAATATCATCCCAATCATTACCAATGCTATCATAACGTTTGATTGCAATATCAGATGTGTTAGTGTCTAACCAAATATCACCATCTGTTAATGTACGAGCTGTTGCTGATGAACCATCTGCAAACGTGTCGCCTGTAACACCTGTTGGTGCTGATGCTTGTGCATATGTTGCAGACTGTGCAACGAATGCGTTAGCTACTGTTGTAAATAATTTAATATCAACATTTAGTCCGCCGCCTGGTGTTGTAGTTTTAATCCATACGTCACCTGCTGATGGGCTTGATGGTGCTGAATAATGTGGTGCAAATGTTGGTGATATTGCTACCCATGCTGGGTTAGAATCACCTTTGTAGTATTCAATTTTTGTATCTGAATTACTATTTGCTACTGCTACTAAGTAAGCACCGTTTGCTGCTGATGTTGACGGAGCACTTCCATCTGTAATTTCTACTGATGGTGTTTTTTCTTCCCAAGCTGATCCTGACCATTCAAAAATGCCCCAAGTTGAAGTTGAAGGACTAGTCCAATATGTTAGGTTTGCCGGATTACCTGTTGGTGCTGCCGATTGAGGTCTTAGTTGTGTTAAGTTAACGTCTGAACGTACTATGTACGCCGCTGAACTTTGACCTAGAAATGAATATGCTGCCAGTAAACCGTATTCGTTAGTCTCATCACCCTGTGATACTGTTCCACTTACCTTACGGAAGTCAACATTACCAAAATATTGAGTTAATTCTCTTTGTGATGTTACTAGAACAGGTGTATCTGAATTTGCAGACTTTGTATATTTTGCAATACCATCTGACTCAGTTAGGGTTGGATCAACCTTATCCTCACCAGTGGCAATGAATATCATTGGAACAGTGCCTGATCCAGCTGGACCATATACTGATTCGTCTGTTACTGTTACCTGTACGCCAGGTGAAACAAGATTTGCCATGTTATAGCTCCTTTTCTAATTTTAGAATATATCTAAATTGTTATGTACATGTATTTATTTAGATTTTGTAAAATCAGCGGTTTACAGAGTTAAGTTAGTTGTTAATAGAGGCTAAAAGTTGGTCAAAACTCTCACATAGAATGTTTTCAAAATTATCGCTCCAATGACCATGTATAATCATATGAATTCTGTTTTCTGTACCAGTATTACGAACACAATGCAATCTACCTATATCAATTGCCCTAGCATCACCTACTTCCCAAGGTACTAGTCCTGCATCTTCCATACAAAACTCTACTCCTGGTGGGTTACTAAGTGCTACATTAAAAGCAGCTAAGTGTCTTTTTTCATAATCTAAATGTGGGCTAATAAAACCACCTGGTTCTAATAGCATAAATCTAACTCTTTGATATTTTTTGAAAGGCCATACATTTTTAAGCCAGTTTACTGTTACTGGACACTTATCTGCAATTTCTGTCCAGCCAAATTCAGGTCCTTCGCCTTCTTTCCAAGCGCCTTCTTTAACGTAAAAATCATCCGGCTGTGTTTTATCCCATCCTTGACCATGAACAACTATACTGCTCCAGCCTGGATTTATGTCACCTCGGTGTTTTACATATTCACCTAAAAATTGTTCTGCTTCTTTTGCCATTTGGTAGTATGGCACATCTAATTGCATTTTTAATGTAGGACAGTTAGATTGCGACATTATCCATCTAGAATATGGTATTTTTTGTTTTTTATCTGTTTTCCAATTCAAGAATTCCTCAGGAGGTAATACCATATTTTTATAGTGAGGAATATCACTATGTTCTTCTAAAAACTTTGTTACTTTTGCTAATTGTCTAAGTCTTATTTCTTCTTTGTCTTGTTCCATTTGAATATCTTTCCTATTGACCAAGGTGCGAGAAGTTCCCATTCTGGTACTTTTGATAAACTATACTTGGTCCAGTTAAATCCTGTTATGTCAGGAACTGGGCATGTACAATATAATAATATGTTGTTATCTATGCTATATTTATTTATGTTTTGTACTAATTCCCTATATAGTTTATATCTTTCTTCTAAACTATAGGAATATGCTGTGGCTTCATAATGAAATATATTACTTAAATGTACATAACTAGATCCTTGTCCATGACATTTACATATTCTAGAAAACTTATCATAAAAATGTGGATTTAATAAATTTATTACAAAATAGTTTACTTCTAATTTAGGCCATACTTCTTTATACCATTCTAAAAATCCTTGTTCAGATATTTCATTAACTAATTCATCTGTATATTTTATTTCTTTAATACCTTTAAAAAATTCATACTTATTATGATATTTTCCTGTTCTTCTATACATAAGGTCTTGAGCAAACTGTGCCCAATTGGTTCCATCCCAAGTATCAATTATTTCTTGCATACACCCTATTGCAAAAGTACTAACGTCATATATCCAAACATGATCGCCCGGCTGTAATCCTCTTTTCCATGCATAAAGCATAGGAGATATACCAGCGGCTGGTGAAACTATTTTTTTAAATCTTAATATTTCTGTATTCTCGTCTTGTTGTCCTTTTTGTGGCAATACTTCTCCGGGTGTTTCAGTGTTACCAATATAGAATATATTAGTTAATGCTTCAGTAGTTGTTTCGTGTATATTTCTATAACCGTCTTGAGTTACTTCTCCATACGTATATCCTTTTGATTCTCTTAATTTTAAACTCCAAGAGTTAATTTTTTGTCCATCATCTATTAATGCTTTTACTAAGTTCCATCCGCCTTCTTTTCCAGTATATTCTTTTGTAGATTTTCCTGGTCCTATCCAATGAGGAGTATATCCATCATGCCAATTTTTCTCACTTCTTACTGGTTCTATTTCAGTGTAAGGATCTACATCATTCATGTGGTTTCCCCACTCAGGTCTTCCAACACTATCCCACCATTCTAAGTCAATTAGAAAGCATTGTGGATGTATTGAATAATAACTATCACCTTTATCTAATATATGTCCTATAAATTTAGCATCAGCATGTTCTTCATAAAATTCAGGAAATACATCTTCAAAATGTTTTAGTATAATTCCTTGTTTAAAGACAACCATTTTCTTAAAGCCGCCTTCTATTGCTTTTTCAAACAAAGGTATAATTTTATCTTCTGTATATTGAATAGGGCAAAAGAATGCTAATTCAATTGACCAATAATCTAACGCTCGTTTTGAATAATGATTTGCATAATCGGTCTTCATACTATTATTGTATAACCAACCAATACATAGTTCTTTTTTATCAGCTTTTTTCTGCCACCAATCTTTTTTAAACATCTTTATTCCACTTTAATAATTTTTGCAAATAATTATCAGGTAAGTCTTTAAACTTGTCCATCTTTTGCATATCTATCCATACTAAGTTTGGATGTGTAGTAGTTCCACGTGATGAAAGGACTAAAACATTATTCTCATATGAATTATCTTTGATAGCTTTCATTAATTCATTATGTAATTCCCATCGTTGTTCTAAACTATAATAAAAAGAAGTGGGCAGATAATGGAATATATTACTCAAATAACAAAGTGTAACTGGATGTCTTAGTGTCTCTGTTTTAAAGTTGTTAGCAAAACTTTTGTATGTATTAGGATCAAAAATATTAATAGGCAAATAACTTACTTCAATTTCTGGTAATACGTTAATCAACCATTCTTTGAATCCTCGTTCATTTAATTTATCAAAAACTTCTTGAGTATTAGGTAGCTTGTCTTTTCCTCTAAATATATCTCTTTCATATTCTGGAGTAGGAGCTAATTTATGCATTAACTTTTTAGCAAAAGATTCATAATCATTGCCATCCCATTCTTCAATAATTGCCCGTGTAATACTAATAGCAAATTTACTAATATCATATATAAGCAACTTACTATACTTGTCACACCCTAATTCAAATGCATATATTAATGGAGTTAATCCTGCGGCAGGAACAACAAGTGTATCAAACTTTTCATTCCAGTCTGGATATTGTAATTTTCTTCTTTCTACTTCTAAATGCAAATCTCTAAGTGGTTCTGTGTTTGCAATAAAAAATATATTCATGTCTATTTGGTTTGTCACACCAGATAAATGTCTATATCCATCCTGTTTTACTTCAGGATAAGAATAATGCTTCTCAGTTCTGATTTCTTTATTCCATGAAACAATTCTTTTTCCATCATCAAGCATTGCTTTTGTAATATTCCAACCTGTGTGTGTTGAAGTATATGTTCTGCTAATTTTTCCTGGTGCTATCCAATGAGGAGTATAATCGTCATGCCAGTTATCCATGCTACGTGCAGGCTCAACTGCTTCCAATGGTGTATTAGATGGCTCTCCCCATTCAGGACAGCCTGCATTATTCCACCATTCAACATCAATCATAAATGCTTGTGGATGCAATGAATAATATTCATCTCCTTTATCTACAATATGACCAATAAATGTGCAATCTGAATTCTTTTCGTAAAACTTTACAAACTCTTCTTTAAAATTAGATAACGGCGTTGTTCCTTGTTTAAAAACAAGAATCTTTTTATAGCCATTTTTATGTGCTTGTGTTAACAAACCTTCTATTGTGTCGTCTGCCATTTGTTCATGGAAGTAAAATCCTAATTCCATAGACCAATAATCAGTTAAATTTTTAGTATAACCTCTGGCAAAGTCATCTTTGATTGTATTATTATATAACCAACCAAATCCTAATTCTTTTGATTTGCTTTTAAATTGCCACCATTGGTGCCCAAACATATTCAGCATATAATTTCCTTTATAGTATGTGTTTATTTATTTAATAATTTTTTGAAGTGTTTGAGATTTAAAATCTTCTAATGTAGAATTATTACTTAAATTAATATCAAAATTCCAACCTGCCCAACTCCATTCACTTTTGTGAACTTCTGGAAACACAACAGACATACTATTATTTTTTACGTTGTTTGCTCCTGCTTTATTAATATCAGATGCAGTAGCCCACCACAGTGGTTTGCTTTCTCTCCAAACAACTACAGTGGTTCCACCTAATTTTTTAATTGCACTTAATTCGTTAAAAAATCTACAATCACTAATAACAACATGCTTTTCAGTCATTTCAATCTGTCGCTCACATGCCGCTACCCATATATCAGGATGAAAATGTGTTCTGAGAACGTCTGTTCCTACATTTTGTAAAGCCCACCTAGGTGTAAAATTTGGTATATCTAAACGTTTAGCCCACCAGTCGTCTACAGTTTCTCTCCATACTCTACTTTCAGATGTATTACCTTCAAGTAAAATACGATCCCAACCAAATATATTTGCACAAGCATCTTTAAGTACGCCAGCAAAACTAATTCGCTGATAACCTTCTTCGATTAGAAAGCCTGCGGCTGTATCCTTACCGTGACCAATAAGGCCACATATACCAATAATTTGCTTCATAAGTTTATTATACTAATTTTTGATTATTTGTCAATGACAAAGTTATTGTTTTCAAGTTTATGTACTACATCGTGAAATTTTTCACCTAATACTTTTATTCTAAGATAGATTCGTTCTCGTGTAATAGTTGGAACTCCGTGTATAGCCATTCCATTAAACAGTGTAGGGTGTTTGTTGCTATAATAGTGATTATATTCAATATCATCATCTGTCCAGCCTCTTTTTTGATAATTTATATTACGTTCTGGCTCTATTCCTTCTCTACTATAAAAACTAATTGGTTCTCCAGCGTCTTCTGGTTCTATTGGAAACATTATTCCACACCACATATAATGATCTGTATGTGGATGAAAGGCGTAACCTGGATCATAATGTAATAAATCTATATCACGTGGTGCTATAGGTTGTGCAAAATTAAACATGTTAACATATTTTTGTATAACTGGATATTCTAGTAAATCTTTACCTTCAGTTTTTTGTACTGCAATAGCATTCATGCCTGTTCTACCTTTGAACTCTCTTTTTTCTGGAGAAAGGTATTGCATGTAGTCACCAAATTGCATTATGTTATGTCTATGTTGATTAGCAAAATCTAGTAATTCAAGTCGGTCATATATAACCTCATCTATGGTACAGTGGTATTTGCCTAATTGCATTTAATTATCCTATTACAAAACCTAAACCTGTACTACCATCGTTGTATAATGTTAGTTCAGTTTCAAGTTTATCAATTTCAGCCTGTGCATCTGTTCTTAACTGGTCAGCATTCATTGTAGTACCGCCTTGTGGCCCTGCAATCTGTGTAAATTTACCACGTGCTTCAGATAGTATTAATTTTGCATGTGCAAACGCATAGTCTTTTAACCAAGGACCTGCATATGTATCTTCTAATAAACTTTCCGTTGGTCTATAATTGTAACAATGTAATACTGCATTATCGTCTGCTTTAATCTTACGTTGTAAAATTAATTTTTTGTCTTGTGGACGCCAAGTAAACAATAGTTCTGCACCAAATAGTCTACCCATTGTTTCTCTGTTTTGTTGTAAGAAATCAAATGACGCTAAACCACCATTACGACTACTACCTAATAAATAGGTATTAATATATGCCGCTTGGAAAGGTTCAATATCGTTTCCTGTTCCACTGCTAACTCCAGTAGTTCTACGATAGATATCACGTACCTCCATTACTTCTTCGGGTAATGTGTACTCGCTTTGATCTTTTATCATTTCTAGTATAATAAAGCTCTCCTCAACTGCGTTTTCTGCACGTTGACGATACTTTGATAAACTTTTATTAATAGCTAGTTCATAATGTTCAGGATCTAGCTCAACATCGATCATTCCGCCACCTAAGCGAAGTTCTATCTCTTTTTGAAGTTTGTTTGATGCACTCATTTAGTTTCTCCTACTATGTATTTATCATAGTAACTTAGATATTTAGCACACGACTACCATATCTAATAGGATTGTTCAAGCATTCAGTCAGGTATTTTTTACTAGATTTTTGCCATTCTTTATAGCAATCATCTTTTATATCTTCTATAAACAATATTTGTTCAAAATTTGTGGTTCTATAATAGTGCATATCAGATTGATATGTTACATCAATTAAATCATTTAAAGAAACTGTATCTTTAAAACTACATGTATTAATTATATCTGGTGTATGAGAAGTATATGTTAATCCGTTCCACGCCTCATCAACATTGTTAAATGGTTTATATTTTATATCAGTTTTAGGCATTGCATAATCAATAAACACCATATCGGTTGATTTATTTTGTGCCCATCTAGCATATAGTCTACTTTTTCCTGGGTGAATATTAATATCATTGGAGCCATATCTTGCATAAGATACTGGTTTATAATGTATTTCTTGATCTGCCATCCATAAAAACTGAATCAAATACCTACATTGCGATCCTGTAAAAGTATGCATAAACTTTTCAAAATCATTTATATAGTAATCGTGATTATCTTCTATAGTTTTCCAATTTTTTCTAATATAAATTACAATATCAGTAAAATGATTTATAACTTGTTTTTCTATAGGTAATACAGTGGAGGCATCTATTATTCCTATATTACCTCCACAATTTATATGATTTGTATACCAGTTATTAAACTGTTCGTATGAACTCATTTATTAAATGTCGCAATCAATATTGTTTCGCCATTAATACGACCATTTAATTTAGTTTCTGTTGTTTTTAGTGTATCAAACAGTTTTTCTGTTTTAGCTCTTGTAGCTTTTTTAACTTCTGGTAAAAATTCATTAGGTTTACGAATAGTACGTTGTACACTTTTATCTTCGTCATATCCTATAATTGTAGTACCTTTAACATTTAGCCCACTACCTTCTCGTTTTAGTCCCATAGGGTCTACATTTTTAGCATAGTATATTCCAAGTTTGCGGTTCTTAGTGTTAAAAACCACCAGTATACGGGCGTAAACGATATCTGCTGGTAAGATGCTAGCTAAACCATAATCGGTGTCTGTTTGCTTAAATTTGAGCTTCTTAACTATGTCTTCTGGGCTCTTTGTACGTGTCTTACGTGGCTTACGATTTGCTTTTCCTTCTGCTTCAACAATATCGCATGCATCTACTATTTTACGATATACTTCTAATAGTGCTTTTTTTTGCGAAGAATCTAAATGATTATATCCTTCTTCTAGTTGTTCACGCCAGTCGTCAATTTTATCTTTAGGAACTTTAGTATTAAGTTCTGTATATTCTTCTAGCCCATGGATGTATCCTTTACGTATGATACGTGCATGTGCTTGTTTTACTCCTGCTCGTCGAAACATAGCAGTAGGTGAAAAATCTTTAACAAACTTTGTATCATAACCGGACATAACCCAATCGTCTAAAAACTGTTCTACCTCGTCTGTCATATTCATTGCGGCTTTGTGAAGAAGTTCTTGAATAGTAGGTTTTTTAACATTTGCTTTTCGAGCTTCTTCTTCAGCTAGTCGTTCTGCTTCTTCAACTTTTTCTGCACCTTCTTCTATTGCTTTTTTAACTTGTTTATTAATAAATTCAGAAGTAGGTTTCATATTACCCATTGTACCAGGAAGACTTTCCCAATATTCATCTTCTTTTTTATTATAATCTGGTTTACCTAAAGTAAGTTGTCTACAATTATATCCTACAACTGCTGATAAATGTATAGAACCTGCTTTTGCTTTACGAACATCTTGTTTATCGTATCCATTAGCTAACATCCAAGGCCATACATGATCTTGTAACTCACTAGTTTTATAGTGTTCGTAATACCATGCATTAGTAGCTGATGACTTGCGATGATATTCTTCGCCTGATAACGTTTCCCAATCATCCCAAGTAGGTTCTTTAAGTTTAGACTTAGGTGTGCGATAAACTGAAGCTCGTGGCTTTTTTCTTTTAGTGGCTTTTGGTAATGCCATTACTTTTCTCCGTGGTAATCTTCAAACATTTGCTGATCTATTGTATCAGCTTTATTTTGGTACTTATCAATAAGTGACTTAATTTGCGGAGTTTGAGGTAATTTCTCTAATTCTTCTATAAATTCTAGATATTCCATCATCTTGAGTACTCCTTTACGATTTGTTACAAGTGTACTACGGTTAATTTACTGCGTCAACCTTTTTAAATCCAAATGACGCTACTACGTGTTTAATTCCTTCGGCATCTTCAACAATGTCGCCTACTGAACATGAATACATTGGAGCTAATCTCTCAATGTTTTCTTCTGGACCCATGTTGCCTGTGTGAAACACACCTTCTAGACCATCAGCAGTAATGTTACTAACGTGTGTATAATACCCACGATTAAATGCATCAGCGGCTACTTTGCCTGTATCACTTTTATTAAAGTTCATATCTAATTTTAAAGACTGTTTATGAACTGCGTCGTGACCTTTTTCATTAATAAGATCAACTTCTGCATCTGTAAGATGAATTTGAAATAATTTATAAGTTTGCATTACTGACTCCTTTTTTATTAACTATACATATAGTATACGATAAGAAGTCTTGGTTGTCAAGTTTTTTTGCCATAAAAAAACCCTTATATTTCAAAGGGTTATAATTTTTTTTATTTTTTTTATTCTGGATAGTGTTTAAAATCGTTAAAATATAAGCCTAAAGATGCCCATATTGCGTCTGGATACAAACTTGTATATTTGTTTGAATTTTTTGTATAGCTTTCCCATAGAGTTTTACTTGCATTAAACTTACTATAGTATTTCCAGAACTCTGTATCTGTACGATTGCTTAACATATAATGGTGTAATATATAATCCGAGTTATCTTTTTGTACTTTCATTATTGCTTTATTGTATGCTTTTGGAGATGAACCTTTTAGTATACATCTTACTAATAATGTAATACTGTATTGTACTAAAAACAATCCATTTGCTTCTAATGGATCAACAAATCCTTGTCCAAGACCAATTGACACTACATTATCTACCCAAGGATTTTTTAATACTCCAGGTTTCCATTTTAGTAGTCGTGGTTCTATACCTTTAAAGGGAGTTCTGTGTGCTGTCCATCCTTTAAACTTTTCTAATGCTTCTTCTTCGCTTACAAAATCAGTACTAAAAACATAACCAGTTCCTGTTCTATGTTGTAAGTCTACCATAAATTGCCAACCATCAGGTCTAGCCATTGTTCTAGTGTATGGTGTAATTTCATCTTCTAGTTCTAATGGTCTAACCCAAGAACGATTGACTTTGTGATGCTCGCTAAATGTTTCTTCTGTCTTATCTTTAACAAACTGTCTACGAAATCCTGTAGCATCTACATATAAATCATATCCTGGCGGAAGTTCTTCTAATGTATCAATAACATGATTAACACGTTTGCAATGATCTCGTACAACATGTCCTGCAAGGTTAGCATCTAAATGATAAGCTACCGCTCGCCATCCTTCTTTATCATACAAGTCTGGATTTATGTCATCTCTAACTTTTTTACCTTGCTTAAATTCTTTATACCAGTTATCAAATAATGTCTTAGGTTCATTTTGCCAAAAAGTCATTAAGTATGGATCTGCTCCTAATGCATCCCATTCGTATTTTATATTTCCATATTTGTGAACAGCATTACATCCATTCATCCATTCTTTTTCTGGAATTCCTAGTTCTTCAAAGAATACACCAATTTGTGGAAGTGTACCTTCGCCTACTCCTATTGTAGGAATTTCGTCGCTTTCAATTAATGTTATGTCAGCATCTGGTAAAAATTTTTCCATATACCCTGCACACCACCAACCGGCAGTTCCGCCGCCGATAATACATATTTTCATCCGAAGTAATACCTTATAATTATAAAAGAGCTAATGCCTATCCATAAACTGTTGAATGCTACTAACGTAGGTAATAGCTTTTGTTCGCTTACCCAAATTAATAACGCTGAAGTACATAATGTTATATAATGGGCCCAAATAATTTCTTTTCCAAAAAATATAGCAGGAAGTATTACAAGCAATTTAGCAAGCCATGCTGCTGCTTCAACTACATTATACCTTTTTTGCCAGTATCCTTTGTCAAACCATAAACAATAAGATTTATGTATTTCTTTGAACCCAATTTTGTTATAGACAACAAAAATAATTGTTGCCCATAACATAAATGTTAACATAATTACCATAACTGTATTTATTCAGCTATCTGTCTTTCAAACTCTCGCAAACGTTTATATACACTTGCTAGTTCGATAATTGTAGGCCATGCTTTTAATAAGTATTGCATACTACCTTCAACTCTTCCAAAAGCTCTTATGATCTGTTGCATAACACCAAGTGTTACAACACCTGCAACAATGGCTGGTGCTAAAAACACATAAGCAGAAAGTACGTTTGCTTGTAAGTATGCAATACGCCCTACGTTAAAATACAAGTAACGTAAATAACTTGTAAAGTGTATAGAGCGAACATCTACAAATAATTCATTAATAGTTTTTGGACGTATTGTTTCATCATCCTCAGCTATAACAAGTATTTTTCTATACGCTGCTTCTTTTTTTTGTAAATCATATTCTACACCAACTAATCGTAGTAGCCAACCTAACGCAATTAAAAAAATTGTTCCTCCAATGCTCCAAACTAGAGCACCAGTTACAAGTCCATATTGCCAATCTCCAAAAAAGAAGATAGGAATACCAACTGACAATCCTAATAAAATAGGAATAAATTGCACAAGGACCATAAGACTTTCAATAAAACTTGTACCTAGTCCTTCCATGATTCTACTAAACTTAATTGTATCTTCTTGTACACGTTGAGCAGCACCTTCGATGGTTCTTGCTTTATCGTATACACTATGATACCATTCAACCATTGCTGTTCTCCAACGAAATAAGTAGTGTGCAGTAAAGTAACTTACTAATACTGCAATAGCAACATATATTGCCGCTAAGTATATAAAAGTTCCTAGGCTACTCCAATACTCACCAATAGTAATAGCATTTGGTGTTCCAAGTGCTTTTTGAATCATATCGTAAAACTGCCCAAACCATTCGTTAATTTTAACGTCAATTTGAACTTGTATCCATAACGAGCTTAAAATAATGGCTGAACCCAACCAAGACCATAATGCCCATTGTTTTTGTGTGAAAAATCTAAACATTTTCTTTTCCTTATATAAAATGTAGAATTAACTACATACATATCTATTTATCTTAGCAACCGGAAGTCTGATTTTGCATAAATACAATATAACAAGGAAACCTGCATGCCAAGATTAAGTTTATATAAACCATTTAAAGGTAACGACTATACGTTTATGGATAGAGCTATTCGTGAACAATTTGATATAGGAGGAACCGGAATACATGTACACAAATACCTAGGACCTGACCCTAAAAAAGATAGTGTTGATCCTAGCGAACCTAACTATGGCAGTGGGAGAGAAATTGATAACACAACAGGTGAAGAAATTAACCCGGAAGGATTAATTGACGAAACTAATATACAAGATTTACTGTTTATGGAAAATAGAGATCGTAAATACGATCCTGATGTATTTGAACTACGTGGTGTATATAATGTTAGTGACAATGACTTCGACTTAACACAATTTGGATTATTTTTAACAAATGATACATTATTCATTAGTTTCCATATTAATGATATGGTAGAACGTATGGGACGTAGACTTATGCCCGGTGATGTAATTGAATTACCTCATTTACGTGATGAATTATTGCTTACTAATGACAGAGATGCTATTAACAAATTTTATGTTGTACAAGATGCCGCTAGAGGAAGTGAAGGTTTTTCACAGACTTGGTATCCACACATTTGGCGTGTTAAAGTAGCACCACTAACAGATACACAAGAATACGCAGATATACTTGGTACTGCTAACGACCCAGATAGTCTTAAAAATGATATTAGTGCATATAAAACAGAACTTAATATTAGTAATGCTATTGTAAAAAGTGCTGAAGCTGCTGATCCAATAGGACTTCCATTAGCTGAACATTTATTTGGAGTGGAAGATACTAAAAAAGAATATGAACACGGTGAAGTATTAGCACAAGGAGATCAATTTCCAGTTAGTCCAAATGAAGGTGAATATTTTATAAGAACAGATTTTACACCTAATAGATTATTCGTTAGAAGAGGTAGTAAATGGCATAGATTATATGATAATGTTACTGACCAAACTTGGAGCGATAGAACTTATAATGCAAGTAGCTTTATTAATAACAATGCTACAACAATTATTGACAATAAAGAAATGCCAGAAAGACAGGCACTTAGTCAAGTTATTAAACCAAAGAGTGATTTTGAATAATGGCACAACAATACTTTTACGATAAACAAATTAGAAGATATATTCAACAGTTTATTAGACTGTTTAGTGGATTCAGTGTTGAAATGGGTAAGAACGATCAAGACTTATCTGTGTTTCAACAAGTGCCTGTACGTTATGGTGACATTAATCGTATGGCAGCACACATAACAAGAGAAAATAGTGAGAATATTATTAATACTGTTCCATTTATTAGTTGTTATGTAACATCATTAGATATGTTTGCTGAAAGACGTACATATCAAGATCACGTTGATAAAGTACAAGTATTTGAAAAGAAATATGACGATGCTACTGGCGAATATACTAATGAAAGAGGACCTGGATATACAGTAGAAAGACATGCACCAGTTCCTTACATGTTACAAATGAATTGTGATATATGGACATCAAACACTGATCAAAAATTACAGTTAATGGAACAAATATTAGTATTATTTAATCCTACATTAGATATTAGAACTAACAATAGTCCAATTGATTGGACTGCGTTAAGTCATGTGGAACTAACTAATACAACATGGAGTACTAGAAGTGTAGGATCAAGTATAGACGATATTATTGATGTTGCTACTTTAACTTTTAATATACCAATTTATATTAATCCTCCAGCAAAAGTAAAACAACAAAAATTAATTCATACTATTATTAATGAATTATATAATTTAGATGATGCTAACTTAGACTTATTTAAAGAACAACAAGCATTTGATACACAAACATTACAATATACAATTGTAACGTACGAAAATAGAAAAGTAAAATATGAAGATGGTAATCTACAAATACTAAACGCAAACGGGCAAAAACTTAATGATGATGGATTATTACTAGAGTGGCCAGAAGAACTTAAACCTTTTGGAGAACTACGTCCTGGTATAAGTCAGTTAAGACTTCGTAAGGGCAATGATGTTACTGATATTACAGATGATATTATTGGCAGATTAGATATACACCCAAATGATCCAAATAAATTATTAGTTGATATAGATACTTCAACATTGCCTACTAATACATTGCAAGCCGTAGATGCTATATTAGATCCAGCTATTAATTATCCTGGAGATGGTACAGTACCCGGCCCTGTATTAGGTCAAAGGTATATATTAATTAACGATGTACCGTTGAATGCAGTATGGACAAATAGTACTGCTAAAAAATATGATATTGTAGAATATAACGGATCTGTATGGAATGTAAGTTTTGATAGTTCAACAACTTCTTCCACTCAATATGTAACGAATACTGCTAGCAACGATCAATTAGAATGGAGCGGCAGCGAATGGGTTAACAGTTATGAAGGAGTATATAATGCAGGTTTCTGGAGAATCTATCTCTAAACACTGTGACGATCCATGCGATGATGTCACACATTGGATAACAAAACTAAAATGATAGTAGCAAGCGGGTGCCTTTTTTTAAGCACAGACACAGGTAGAATAATGCTTCAACAAAGAAGTGGAGAAGTTAATCACCCACGAACATGGGGGTTCTTTGGAGGCAAGGCTGAAAAAGATGAAAGACCTACTGAAGCACTAATGCGTGAAATAGAAGAAGAACTTGGATTAGTTCCTGATATTAAAAAAGTTATTCCAGTTAATAAATTTACTAGTCCTAATAAAAAATTTATATATCATAGTTTTGTAGTAACTGTTGAAGAAGAATTTATTCCTATATTGAATAACGAAAGTGATGGATATTGTTGGATTAAAATAGGAAACTGGCCGCGTCCATTGCATCCTGGTGCAAAGATTCAGTGTAACTCAAAACAATTTGTAAAAAAGATTAAAACTGTATACGAACAACATACTAGTAAGCTGGCTTAATAATACCCATTTTTTTCCTAGCAAACATTCTATTTAATAATTGATGGAATACTTCTTCTGTATCATATTGATGTAACTCACCAAACTCTGGATCAACTTCCATTATTTCGTGTATAGTTCTTATATCGTGTGAAAATCCTAATGCACTAACAGCATCTTTCCATTTTTCATATCTTTTTAATTCAAACGTAGTTTCAATATTATGATTTTCAATTGCAATTTGTTCTTTCATTTTTGAATCATATTCGTACCAACTATAGTCAGGATAATATATATCCCATCCGCCTACATGATGCCACCAATTATAGCATTCTTCGTTAGTATCATAAAATGCCCACATTGTAGCTTTAGGAAACATTTGTCTTAGTTGTGGTAAGTGATATGCAAACCAATGGCTTTTAATAATCTTTGTTCCTGTATGCCAATCAGAAAAAGGTGCTTTAAATTCTTTTATTATTTCTTCTTTAGTTAATGTATTTAATACATCAAACTTGTGACCTGCTGAATTATTTGGTCCCCAATATGCACCTCTGTGCCAGCCAACTGTTTGGCCATCTACTTTTTTTCTGTAAACATAATCATTTGTATTATCACTCATATTAATTTCTTTATACATAAGAGTAAGCATACGAATTACTCCACTCCACCTAGAACCTGGAGCTCCTGTAACTATAATTAAATCTTCGCCTTGATATTCCATAATATATTCCTTAGCTATATTTATTGATCTCTGTTATTACTTTATTTGCTAGATATTCGTGTGTTTTAGGTCCTGGGTGAGTTTGATCTCTTCCTAGATCTAACATTTCTTCTTTACTGTATTGTATTGATTTAATATGTATTGGTTGATAATTATAAAACCAATGTTTTCTTCTTTCGTTTGGCTCAATAATATAATATTGTGCGTTTGGAAATGTTTGCTTTAATGCAAGTTCAAACATTTTAAATATTTTGCCATTACTTTGTTTAAAAGTATCTCTAACCATTGTTCGTACTTTTTCATCTTTTTCTTTTCTTAGCCAAAACCTCATAAGCCAGTTTGTATCGTTTATGCCCCACAAGTCAGTAAGTATAACATATTTTGGATTTAATTGATTAAACTTAAACAAACTATCTGCCATATCGGTTAATGTATCAAAATCGCTTATGTTAAAATGATTTAATTTAAGTTTTTCAGAAAGTATATAAGGTAACGAACTTTCGTATGGAACACCCGTTCCTAAAAGCAAACTACCACCTGCAAATATTATATCAATGTCTGTTAAATCGTCTGGACCTCTGAAACCATATTTGTTCCATTTGTAATCAAAATCAAGTTCTGGACTATTCCAATCTTGTTGTTGTACTACATTAAACGTAAAATGATCTAAACCATTTTCTCCTAATTTACACTTGTTTCCAACATCATGTCGTCCGTAATACTTCACTGTTGTATTTGGTTCCCTAGGTTCTTTTACTGTTCTTTCTTTGTGTGTATAAAAAAACTTTGGGTCTACTTCAGGAAAATCATCTTTTATCATACTTCAATCACTCTATTAGGATCTGGATTATCTATCATTTCTTGTACTTTATCATTAATAAACCCGGTAAATTGAAATGTTACTCTTGGAGTAAATCCAAAGTTAGCTGTTCCATGCGGCATATTACACCAATCATATGTTACTGCTTCGCCTGCTTTGTATCCTTGGTAATATGTATTTCCAAATTGCCAAACATGCCCATGCTCCCAATCTTGTAACATAACTAAAAATCTTCTTAACATTAAAGGATTTTTATCAGCGCCTGCATCTGTCCATACTTTACGCCAGCCTGGTCTTGCATATCTCATTTGTTGATCAACATGTATAGGAGTAACTTGTCCTAACTTTTGAATATGCATTCTAGACTGATGTACTTCTACTCCAAGTGCATCAATACATCTAAACAATATTTTATATTCTTCTGCATCGTTTCTTTGTGTTTGGTAATTACCTTCTTTATCAAATCTACTTCTAACAATGACATCATGATACATACTACTTAAATCATCTTTGCCAGTAGCAGTAATAATATCTTGTATTTCTCCATCATGTAAATCTTTATCTTGTTTACTTAAATTACGATTTCTATAATTTCCTATAGTCATTTCTCTTGAATGATCTACTGCATATTTTACCGCTGGTCCAAAGTCTCCTACAAATCTACAAGGAACTTGAAATGTTTTTTCTTGTGGATCTGCAAACGGATCAAAATGCCAATTAGAACGTAATTTATTATGTTCCCATCTACTTGGAACTCCATCAACTTTAAAAATATTATCCATTGACTTATGCTGTTCCATTTGTTCGTTACTATACATTACATCTTGATATGCTTCATCTTTATGTGTTGCACCTTCTTGATGTTTATGATCAGCTTTTTTTACTGCATCAACAAGATCATCAATCTTCTCTCCACTATAATAATTTTTATCTGTTTTTTCTTTCATTTAATGTTCCTTACAATTTGGTAACATACTAATAATTGTTTTTAAATTATTTTCAGTTAAAAATACACTCATTAATATATGATAGATATCATCTGCCATGGCAAAACTACCATGTTGTTTTCTTGTATTTAATATATATGGAACTCCTGGTTTGAAACCTACACGTTTATCTTCATATATAAAATTCCATTGGCTTACATCTGTTTTATTTAATGGAATAAAAATTCTAATTTGTGGGTTTAATCTAAACGCATCTCTATGCATACTAAAAAATGTACCTGCGTTCATATGTGCTGCTCTACATCTTGCTAAGTTTTCCCATTTACTAAAAAAATCCATAATACTTGGACATTTTTCAGTATTAGTGTTAAAGCCTTGATATTCAGCGTGTTTGCCTTTATGGTCTAAGTCTAAGTTACCCAATGGTCCTGTTAGATTTACTCCAAGTTTTCCATTAGGTCCTTTTTCCCATTCTAATTGTTTTAATTCGTTGATAGTTTTTTCTGAATCAAATTTATAATCTAATTCAAATATATCTCCATAACTATTTAGAAGGGGTAGTAGGTTTATATCTTTCATTTTTTGGTTTCTTCCTTAATTCGTCCATATCTTTAATATGCTGAATACGCATAATTTGGTGATACATTTTAATTACTCCTTTAGGAGCATCTGCTTTCCATATAAACGGTAACAAACCATGTACTGTGCTTTTAGTTGCAATTACAATAAGAGCCCAGCTATTTTTTAAGCTATGCCATAAATGATACCAGTAACCCCATCCTGTTTCTACTTTAAGATGATATACTGATTCCTTGAACCATTTTAACATTTATCATTCCGTCACTTTCTTCTTCATACTAGCAACAAATGCTTCACGTAGCCATTCGTAATCATTAATTTTATTAAGTGCATCCACATCATTTGCATGTTCTTCACCATATGCTTTTCCTTCTAATGCACCTTTAATACAGTAGCGTCCAAAACGAGCACCATTGTCTAGTGTACACCATGCTTCAAGTCTATCTACTGTATCTTTTCTTGGACTTTCTGATTGTTGTATTCCACTTGATAATTTAACACATTCACGGAATGCACTACGCCACGTTCTATATGGGTCTTTATTAAATCTTGTAATGTTTGATACATCACTAATTGGTTGATAAAAACTAACACCTGTTGTAAAATCAGGTAATACATGTCCTAGTTCAAGTAGTTGTTCTCTAGGAAATAGTTTTACTCCGCCATAACCATATTCTAAGTCATTAATAGGATTTTTAGCACTCCATACATATGTTGTATTTTTACGTTTACTCATTGGAGGTATAAAGTCAAAACTAAAATGAGACATAACATCTGCATCTGCATCAACAATGTATACCATTTCTGATTTTGATAGCTCTGCACATTTTCTATGTGCATTTCCAATACCTTCAACATTTTTAACGTGTTGTGCATCTTTAAATCTATTTCTTAATTTTTGAAAATTCTCGTCTGCTTCAGCTTCATGAAAACTAATCATAAAGATATCAAATTCTGCTACATGATAACTTGAAACAATTTTATTTTGTACTGTAGTGTGAGCTACTCCATTAGTAGGAACTAGATGAATATCTCCCCAACTTACAGGTCTATTTGTTCTTTTAATTACTCTAGGAAAAGTATGTATTACAGATTTAGCTAAAGGATCCGAAGGTCTATAATGCCAAGGGAATTTAGAATTAATTTCAGTTTCATCAAAAACTACCCAAACCATATCAGCTTTGTCTTTATACTCATATGCTGTTTTAAGTAAAGTGTCTTCGTCAGTAATTTTTACTTCTGTTTTAATTACTGGATAAGATTCAAACATAAATCTTTTTAGTCTGTCCCAAGGAGTTACAACACTTTGACCTTGGAACTCTTTATTTTTGTTATTAATTAAATTAATCATTGCAATCGCCTTTAACTGTAAATGCACGTGTTCCTATATGTGCAATTCTGTCACTTAACTCGTGACTAATATGTACTTCATAACCATTTTCGTTTACAAGGTTACAAAAGTATATATCTTCTCCTACTAGACTAGTATAGTTTTCGTTATACTCAATCTTATAATGAGGTAGAGAAATATTCTCGTATATTTCTCGTTTAACTAACATCATTCCACTTCCTACTGCCCAAACTTTTTCTATACCGCTTCCAGATAATACTCTGTCATCCATGTTAAGTTTACTTTTAAATGCAACAGGTCTATGTGGCGGTACTCTTGTTGAGTAGTTTCCAGCGATAATATCTTTATCGGCTGCTAATAGTATATTTAGCGTATCTATTGGAAACTGCATGTCTGCATCAATCCACATTATATGCGTACAATCTGTTTCTAGTGCTTCAGTTACTAATTGCTGTCTTTGCATTGCTACTTCACTACCTACATTAAAATGTAATGAAGTTTTTAGTCCAGTCTCGCCACACTTTTTTTGAAGCATAGCAAGACTGTACGCAAATACCGCTGTAACATTATCACGCACAGGAACACATATTGCTACATTTGCGGAATTGTCAGTTTTGTGAAAATAATTTGGTACACTAACCATTAATTATTAGTCAGAAGCTAATTCTGTTTGAAGTTCTGCTTCTACTTGCATTACTTCATTGTTTAATGATTTAGCAATCGCTGTTGCTGATTTAACACATGCACCAAAAGCTTCATCATCTAAAGCTACCATGTAATTCATGTGTTCTGGTTGTACCTTACCAATAGTTAAAATATCAATTGCCGCTAGCTTCGCTAAACGGTTTACCCAATATTCTTCTTCTGTTTCTTCAATATTTGCTAACAATGCTTCAATGTCATGTTCTTTACTAAAATCTGCATGTATTGCTTCTAATACTGGTAAATCTGGATGTGATGATTCTCTTGCTTGTAATAGCTCAGTCATCAATACTTGTGCTTTTCTTGCTGGTGTTGGGTGTGCTCCAAGCACAAACGTTTCGATTTCAAATCGCGTTCTAATACTCATTGTTTTCTCCTGTGTTGAGTTTACATTCATACTTTAAATATAATTCTTTATATTTTACTGTAAAAAAGTAGTGTTGTCAAGTAATAACAACACTACTTATAATATTATTTATTATGGGTGTGAACCAGTTGGATTAGGGTTTTGCCATCCGCCAAATGTAGCCGATAGACTAATATTTGTCGTCACTGATGGTGAAATATAATTTCCTAATTGACTTAGGGAAACTGTTCCACTTAATCCAAAGTAGTTACGTACTTGACCCATGCTTATTGTTGAACCGGTTGCTGGTAATGCCATTGTAGTGACTCCTTGCCTTGTAATTAACGTTAATCACAAGCATATTGCTTGCTTAACTATTTATCTATATGTCTCATAACATATACTAGTATATTATATTTTCTTTAATTTTGATATTAAGGTGTTATTTGTAATGTAGACGGTACTAGTTGTACCCAATTGGTTCCATCATATCCTTCAAATATTTTAGTATCAGTATTAAAGTAGAACTGTCCTTCAACAGGATTAGCTGGCCTGTTCGCTTCTGAGCCTTTAGGTGCTACCCACGTTGTAGGAGAGTTTGCATAAGTTTGTAAGTTAGCCGTAACAGTAGTTATTTGTCCATCTGTATAAGAATTTGCTGTATTTACGGCTGCTGTTTTAGTTATTAAATCTTGTTGTTGTGCAAATAAATTAGATGCTGCTGTTGTTGAATAATTTGACAAGTCACTTGTCTGTATTACATTGTTAGCATCTGTTAAATCGCTTATATCTAATCCAGTTATTGTTGCATTTGTAACATCAATTGTATCACTAACAGTTAACTCGTCTACTATTGCTTCGTGTACAACTAATTGAGAATCGTTATTTCCTGTACCTACTGTTAAAACAGGATAATTCGCTACTCTGTCAGCAATGTCACCAAACAAGTTTCCTGTTATTGCTATGTTTTGTCCTTGCAATGTGTAGTAGCCTGTTGTATCAATTACTGTTGCTCCACCTTGTGATGATGGTGCTTTTATTAAATCAATTTCAGCATCATGAATTGTTAATAGGTCTCTTACTGGACCTGTAGTAATAATTGGTGTATTTTGAGTAGGTGAAATTACATCTCCATATAATTCTCCTGCTACGTTACCTGTTAGTGTGTATTGAGGTTGAGAAGCATTTAATACTGTTGAGCCAGTATTTGGATTTATAATATTTCCTGTAACATTACCTGTAACATTACCAGTTACATCACCTTGTAAGTCAGCGTGAACAATAGGACTTGGTATTGCATCATCTTCAATAATAAGTGTGCTACCAGTTCTATCATAAACAGCACCGTTCCAATTACCTAATGTATTTGTTCCAGTAAAATCTACACTACCTCCAGTAAATGTAGCAATACCACTAATATTAGTAGTGCCTGCATTTAATGTTGTAGTGGTTGCTGAATCAACTGTTAAGGCAGAATCTAAATTACTAGTTCCGCTTTCTAAAATTTTATTTGCACCAGTTATATCGTAAACATCACCATAGATGTTACCCATTAGTCCGCCAGTAAATGTAGCACTTGTGCTTGACACATCTACAATAACTGTACCGTTATCGTTAATAATATCACCACGGAATGTTGCTGGTGTATTTTCATCTCCTGCATCTAAAACAATTGATGCTGTATCTGTTTCGTCTGCTAAATTATAACCAACTTTAGTAGCATATGATGAGTCTGTATCAGTAAAACTAATAACACCAGTTGAACTATCATAAGATAAACTACCAGTTGCTGAAATAGCTGCTCTCGCATCTGCATCTGTATATTGTGTTGGTAAATTACCTGCAACAATTGTATCTGCCGTAAGTGTACCTACTGACATATTTCCTTTTGCTGTAATTTGTGCTGCTTCTACTTGGTTACTTTCTGGGGATCCTATATATCCATCAATAACATGAAATGTTTGTGTTTCTGCATCTCTAACAAAACCTGCATAATTATTAACGCCTATCTTTCCTAAAAATCCAATATCAGATACGCCAGTATTATCTTTACCTAAAACTAATATAGGATCAGAAAACGATGCATCACTGAAATCAATGTTTGACGTTTGTATTCTTCTAAATGACATTTATGTGTGTTCCTTACTGTAACTTAGTAGTATTTATCTATTATGCTTATAATATTTAGCCATAAAAAAAGCAGGGCATAAAGCCCTGCTTTAGTTTTGTAATTTAAATTTTAATTACTTCTTTTTTAGTTCTTCTACTTGAGCTGATAATTCTTTAACTGCTTCAATTAGTAGACCTGTAATGTTTCCGTATGCTACTGAATGAACACCTTCTGCATCTGTGTGTACTGCTTCAGGAAGTACTGCTTTAAGTTCCTGGGCGATAACACCTGTTGAAGTTGATCCGTCTGAGATACGATCAAAAGTAACACCACGTACTGCATTAACTTTACCTAAAGCACCGTCAATTACTTGTACGTTTGTTTTTAGAGTATCGTCTGAGTAAGCTGTAATATCACCAGTTGCTGTAAAGCTACCTGTGTATGCACCACTCATTGCAAATGTTGTACCAGTTAGTGATAAACCATTTCCTGCTGTATATGTAGTATCTGCATCACCATTGTCAGCATATGTTTTTGCTGCCGCTAGTGCCGCGTCTGCTTTAGCTGTTGCGTCAGCTGCTGCTGTACTAATTGCATCTGCTTCTGCTGTATCTGTGTAGCTGTATGAAGCTGTAATTGCTTCAGACTTTTTAGTATCAGCATATGTATTAGCATTTGATTCAGCTGCATTTGCTTTAGTAGTTGCATCTGTAGCTGCCGCACTAATTGCTGCTGCTTGTGCTGCGTTTGCTTTAGATGTTGCGTCACTTGCCGCTGTACTAATTGCGTCTGCTTCTGCTGTATCTGCATATGCTTTAGCATCTACTAGTGCTTGATCTGCTTTAGCTGTTGCGTCTGCAGCTGCTGTAGAAGCTGCTGAAGATGTAACACTTGAGATTGCTGAACTTAGTTCTGCATCTGTTGCCATTGCATCTTGGATTTCTTTCAATGTATCAAACGCTGCGCCTGCACCGTTAGTTACTTCTGAAATAGCTTCTGCTTTTGCTGTATTTGCTTTAGATGTTGCGTCAGCTGCCGCTGTAGCTTCTGCCGCACTTTGAGCTGCATTTGCTTTAGTAGTTGCGTCAGTTGCCGCGGCTGAAATAGCTGCTGCTTGTGCCGCATTTGCTTTAGATGTTGCGTCAGTTGCCGCTGTACTAATTGCATCTGCTTCTGCTGCGTCTGCTTTAGTAGTTGCATCTGTAGCTGCCGCACTAATTGCTGCCGCTTGTGCCGCATTTGCTTTAGATGTTGCAT